ATGGCGACGCGTAAAATCAGACCTAGACAATTTATTGATGAGTTTTACCCTGATTCAGGGATATGCAATACCACCATCATAAACTGGATTAAACATGGCAAGCTCGAGGGCACTAGAACGCCAACGGGCCGATATTTAGTTTGTGTTGACGACGAGATAGGGAACCCTGCAGACAGGGTGAGTGAACTTCTAAGATTCTTGGAGTCATAAATGGTTGGTAGAGCTAGAAGCAAAGAAACGGCTCATTACCCTCCATTCTTGGTGAAAATGAGCCATAGGGGGCAATCTCGATTTCGGTTTACGACCGTGGATGGTGTGAAGAAGCTATTTCCTATCGGGACTGTAGAGCAAGAAGCGATACAAGCTGCGCATGTTTACAACTTGCAATATCGTCCTGAGTTAGGAAGCGCGTTTTCCCTTTCTGAGATGACCCCATTTCGCAAAGCTGTCTCCAAAGGCCGTAAGGACAAATTTAATCGGCCTTTAAAAGAGTGGCTTCCATTAGTGTTGTCTCGTGTGAAGAAAGAAGAACGGCTTTCCAAAGACGTTTATCGAAATTTGGAAAGGGACTGTTACCGCCTTGATGAGTTCATGGGGCGGTTGCCAACCAAATCGATCAAGTTACAGCACATCAATGAGTTCCTTTCGAAATACTATTCAGAGTTAAGTAATCGTCAGCTCAACAATAAGATCAGTAATCTTAAAAAGGTATTTTCCTACCTTGCCGATGAAAGTGCTATTGAGAGTAATTTTGTTCTCAATAAAAAACAGCGTCGATTAACCAGAGAGGATTACACCAAAGCTCGCCACGACCTAGATATCGAACACTACCAAAAGGTCTACGATGCAGCGCCACTGTTTCTTAAGGTCGCAATGAGCTTAACACTTGAGACGACTCATGCTGTGAGAGAGATCTATAGGCTTCGTTATCGGATATACAAACCACGGGAAGGCGTTTGTGGGATTCTTTGGAACCCTGACAAAGAGGTGGAGTATGTGGATGGGCATGCAGTGTATGGAATGCTTTATGTTCATCGAGAAAAGGTGAAAAAGTCCGATGCTTCCACTGTAGCCATTCCTGTCACTCAGACGATTAAAGACATTGTCGATCTTTCTAAAACATCGAGATTGATTTGTCCTTATATCGTTCATCGTAAACCCAAACAGCAGCAACGTGGCATTTCAAAAGAGACCGACCATCTTTACCAAGTGCATCACCATAATATAAGTAAAGAGTTCAGTAAGGTTCGAGACTCTTTAGGGCTTTATAGTCATCTAAAGAAATCGTTAAGGCCGACCTATCATGAAATTCGAGGGCTGGCTGCGCGAATGATTGAACAGCAAGGGCAGAGTGCTACCGAGCGAATGGCGCATGCGAACGCGAAAACAACAAAAATCTATACAGGCACAAGTGACATTATTTGGCACCAAGTACCACCTGTTGAGGTTATGCCGAAAAGTGGCCTGAAGTGATTTGTGTTAGTTGCTTAGTTTTGGAGGAATTCGGATTCCGAATAATTGGGTTATGGAAATACGACTTGAGTTCCTTCACCACAAGAGCATGCAATTGAGTACGTGTTCTTTTTCTTACTGACTTTAGCTGAATTAGATTGGCAAGAATGGCAACTAATACGCATTGCAGTATTCACCTTACATTGTGGGCAGTAGACGTAATAGCCATACTTTCCATACCTCGGCTCAGTCTGCGGGCTTTGACACTTCTTACAATTAAAACCATGCCTTATTTGTGGAACTATAGCTTCTTCAACTGTTTCTTGAGCTGGAAGCAAGTCTACCTTTTCTGTTTTGCTCAATTCTGCGATATGTACTTTGGGAGCCGGAGAGGACGTAGGCACATGTTGTTCGTTTAGAAAGTGAACTAGGCGGTACAGTTCATCACGATTAAACGTAGGATTCGGATTTAGTATTGAACCTACGCGGTGCTTTTTGATGAGACTCTTAGTGCAGCTACCAATAGATTCGGCTTTAATGAGCTTCTTCGATATATCCTTAGGGATAGAAGTTCGATCGATTAGAGCGTCATTTGATGCGGCACAGAGTTGATCCCAACAGCGACCACCAAAGTACGCTTGTACAAACGCAATTCGGTCTAATAACGACTTAGCGTTGTCATTTAAAAGTGCTTTCAATAGTTTGGTTTGCAACTTAGCTTGCTCGATAGGCGAGGGCATTCCTGTCCAATTCCCTCTTACGGTTCGGCTCCATTCGAGTTGATTGTTGACCTTAACCTCACCACGAATCGATTTCGACTCAATAATGATAAATCCTTTGTTATAAAGGACTAAGTGATCGATCTGAGCAGTTTCATTTTTAAACTGTATGCGTAGGTCATTGATAATGAAAACGTCATTTGCATCTCCAAACTCTCTGCGTAAGTAAAACGCGACATCTTGCTCTACTTTTGCGCCAGCTTTCTGTTGAAGACTGTTGTTGATTTTTGAATCTCTATCCTTAGTAATCATTCTTTATTCCTGCTTTTTTATAAAAGCAGTTTACCATGCAGTCTTGTTCATATTGATGGGGTGTATGTTTTTGAGACATATGTTCTTTTTCGAACACTGTTATTGATGAAAATTGTGAAATATCTCTTTTCGAAAGCTCGAAGTAGAGAGTAGGAAACCTGCAACCCGCTGTTTAATAATGTGTTTGTTAGGTATCAAGTTATTGAGTGTGGTAAGGCGTTGTGAGCGCCATGAAAGTTGTAAATAGGTAATGGTGGCGCAACAATAAGAGGTGATACGCAGCCATTGCTGCAGAGAAAAGCACACACATAAATTGTTATTGAGCTTTTGGAGTGACTAGAGGCCTCAGCCCTAAGAGCAGGTGATAGTGCCCTGTTTCGTGATTATGAAGTCATTTCAGAATTCGGAATCCGAATTTCATTTATCGTTATTTTACGAATATTCTTGATAGTGGGCTAACAACGCCATTGGCGCCTCTATCAATGATGTGAGTATAGATTTGCGTTGTCTTCAAATCGGTGTGACCAAGTTGTTCTTGAACGGTTCTGATATCCGCTCCGCTTTGAAGAAGGTGCGTAGCGAATGAGTGCCTTAAAGTATGACACGAGATGTTTTTCTCAATGTTGGCTTTTTGGCCTGCTACCTTAATGTGTTTTTGAAGCGCTGTTGGGTGAATATGGTGTCTACGTAGCTCGCCTGTTTGTAAATCTGGCGACAAACGACTAGAGGGAAAGAGGAATTGCCAATTTAGGCTCCTTTCTGCGCTCGGGTATTTTCTAGCGAGAGCTTCAGGTATGTATACACCAGAGAAAACTGTGTCATTCATGTCTTGATGATAGTAACTCGCGGATCTCTGTTGCTGTTGTTTGATAGCGGGGAAAAGCTCTGGAGCTATTGTCACTATGCGGTTTTTACCTCCTTTCCCTTGCCATACACGTACAGATTTATATGCATAATCGATATCTTGTACACGTAAGCGTAGACACTCCATTAAACGCAACCCTGATCCATACATTAATTGATAAGGTAATTTGTAGTTAGGTGAACAGTGATTGAATAGCCTTCCAATCTCTTCTGGAGTCATGACTGTTGGCAATTTTCTTGATTTATCTGAGCGCCGAAACTGCATATCAAGTTCTATGGGTTCTTGAATAATTTCTTTGTATAAAAAGACTAACGCATTGAGAGCCAGACTTTGCGTTTTCCTCGCTGACTTTTTGTTAACAACCAGATGCGTTAGGAAATCTTCTACATGTCTAGAAGTTAAGCTCTTTGGGTGCTTTTTATCATGATAAAGAATGTATTGGTGAATCCAATAAATGTACGCCTCCGTTGTACGAAGGGCATAGTGCCGTCCAAGCATGTATTCTTGTATATACGATAGAAATGGTGATTTTTTCATTAAACTGTAACTGGTTATCCACACATGAGTTTCAGTTTGGCACATCAATTCATGCTATATAGAAAAATTCTGTATTTTGGGATGTAGGAAAGAGGCTGTAGTGCTTAAGTTACTGTTAGTTTTCATAAAAACGGGGTATCGTTTACGTCATTAAGATACTAGACAGAATAATTCTGTATTTAAGTGCAGAATTATTCTGTCTAATATAGCTGTTATAAGCCTTTCTTAGTATGGAGTTACTAAATGGCAGATTTCAATAAATATGTTATCCCTCTTTTTGAAGCATTAATTGATGCTGGAGAAATTAAAGAGACCCCAAGATTTCTTGGTATGGCATTTAGTATCGATAAAGATGGAACCATCGCTACCTGTTCACACTTGTTTGCCGACCTAGATGATACAAAGGTAGTCATTGCGATACAGATGAGTGACAGTCAATTTTTTCTAGTTGAAAATATTGATTGTCACCAAAAATATGACTTTGCCATAGCGAGTGTAAGAAGGCAGGTTGAAATAGTCTTACCATTTGTGCCTCAAGAAGATTTTCTGGCTGGTCTTGACGTAATGGCATATGGAGTTAATTCAAATGGTAAAATTGGGCAGCAACTCGATATGTGCCCGCGATTAATGAAAGGTCATATTGTGCGTATAGGTGAAAATCCACCTGTAGATCACGCTAAAAGTATCTGTGAGGTGTCGTTCCCTTCACTGGCTGGTTTTAGTGGTACTCCAATATTATCAAATGGCCCTCAACAATATGTTGCAGGAATGCTTTATGGTAACTATGAGTCGAGCATTGAGTTATTCAAAGTTACAGATATTGATGAATCGGGAAATAGTTACAATGAGCAAATTCACCGTATTTTTGAATTTGGTTTAGCTCATACGCCTGAAGATATGCTGCAATTTCTGAAAGACTTAGGCTATGAATCATAGGCTTATAACAAGCGCTTTAAACGGAACAAAAACAATTGGTTAGGTTACGCTTCGCTCCACATTATAACCAACAGCTTTTGTCCGCTTAAGAGGGCGTTATGACTCACACAATATTTCTGGTTAGGTAGTCTAGGAAAATCATGGGATTTAAATTTCGTAAACGTATAAAAATTGCACCAGGACTTCATGTCAATCTTAGCAAAAGCGGTGTTAGTACCTCTATCGGCAAGCCAGGTGCTACCGTAAATATTGGTAAAAAGGGTGTGAAAGCAACAGTCGGAATTCCAGGTTCTGGGCTTTCATATAGTCAGAATTTATCCGATAGTAACAGTTTTAAGGAGAGCAACTCACAAACCGAAAATGGAGGTTCCCTCTTCGGTAAGGTGTTAGCCGTTATCGTTACATTCTTCTTAGCGGTGAACTTTTTTAGTTCCCCCTCGGAACCTACTGTATCTGTGAGTACGGTAGAGGCCAAAAGTTTACGTGTGCGTGCAGAGGCAACCCTAAACTCAAAGGTTATCAACCAATTAGAAGCTGGTGATGAGGTTGTGGTCTTGAAAACTAATAGTAGTTGGGCATTAGTGGAAGGCAATGGTGTAAAAGGCTGGGTTGCTTCAGAGTACCTATCAAGTCCTAAGTCATAACAAGCTGTTTAAGTGTGATTCGCAACGCGTGGCATTTTTAGTATGCGTTGGTTTAAGTGAATAAGGTGGTCCGCTGCGGCATCGGTATTGCGTTGCTCACACCTCAACAGGGCGTTATATATCCCTCACTTGAGTGTTCAAAATCTGTGAGGGATAGTACTTAAGCTTAGATTAGAGTGTGCTTTGAGTTTTCACTGTTCGTTTTGCTTTACTCTTTGCCTTATCTAACGAATTCTTATGCTTGGCGATTTCTTCGCCAAGCATAAGAACCTCTGCTTCAACACAAAACTTCAAGTAATCAGCAAGAGCTTCTGGGGTACTAGGAAAGTCAGAGTTACTCTCGTATGGCATTTTTGCTGCGTTGAGCTTGCTAATTGCAATACTCTTTGCATCGACTTTTGATAGAACTTGTCGCTCCAATCTAAAGGTTGAGATTACCCAAACATTTTTAATTAGCTTGAAAATGGTATCTATTTCGGTATCTCTACTAGGTTTATCCAATTGAATTAGAATATAAAAATCTGCATGTCGATAGTATATATCTAAGGCGTAGCTTTCTACGTCACCTTCTTCCGATTTATTTGGGTTTATCCAATGCCCTTCAGTTTGAGGAACCTCGAAATTATCAGTTGTTGTAGTTTTGACTTCGACTGATATTCCCGATTTGTAAGATGCACACTCAAAAGGTTCATTAAAAATGAGTTCTACTTCATCGTTCTGAGAAGTAGGTGCAGATTTTGTAGAAACGGAAATACAGTCAATTTTTAATTGTTTAGTGCAAAACTCGGCGAAAGCTGGAGAGCCACTGTAAAAAGGAATACTTAAGTCGAATACATCTTTGTGACCGTCTGGCTGTGCTGTAAAATGAGGCTCTTGCGCGAGACGCGCTTCGACAAACTTTCCTGTGATTGTTGGTTCAAAAACCAATAAAGAACGAGCAGCCTGTTTATCTTTGTTATTCATGTTAATTTATTATCTTATCTTCATTGAAACTATGCGTATTCTTACACACAAATCGCTAGATAAGATAGTGAAAATAGTGTTTATAGTCAGATACATAACAAAGCATTTAAGAGTGATTCCCAACGCTTGGCATTTTTCATTCCATCGTTTGGTTTTGTGTTTACGGTGCAATGGTTTAGGTTGGTGGTGGCGTTGCTCACACCTTAATGCGGCGTTATGTGTACTTAGTCCTTGAAAAATAGCAAATGTTCTATAGTATATCGGCTTCATATAAATGTGAGGTATACATGACTGTCATTGTATTAGATCGACAAGCTAACAAAATTCTTTGTGATGAGCTTGGGTCTAACATTAGTTTCGACCAAAGAAGTGGTCTTGTTTGTACAACAACAACTGCGAGAAACCTACCATTCGCTAAGTTTTCATCAACTGATTCATATGTAGCGGTGACAGCTGGTGAAAAAGTCTTTTGTGATCAGTTTGTGTCCCACATGAACGACGGAAAATACCGTGAAGCAATGATCCTTTTAACTAAGGTTCAAGATCCTCAAGCACTTTCAACTATTGTTGTTAACAAGAAAAATAAACGCATCGTTCCAAATTTGACTAGATGTTCTACACTTAATAATCAGATGCTGTTTTCTGGTTCAGGTGGTGAATTTTACTTTCATGAGCGCATAAATGGTTGTACTCCTGAGGAAGCTTTTGATAAAGTGTGCAACAACTACTATAACTTTTGTGGTGGTACTATGCGTTTTTATGATTTTAACAACGGAGATACGAACATGGACGAAACATTAGATATTCTTTCGGCTCAGTCTTCGAGTGAGTACGAAAACGTAATATTTCCAGTTGGAACAAAGCCTTATGGTGCTGTAAGTATCCAACCAGAGTCTGATTTAGACCCCCATCAAATGTCTATAGATGACATTCTAGAGACAGAATTAGAGGCTGAGTAATCAGCCTTTTTCGTAATTATTCTTTAATCCCTCATATCTAAAGCTCAAACTCTTCTGCGTCTAAGTGCTCTCCTCATCCTATAGAGGGTTCTAGTTTTGTACACATAACAAAGCATTTAAGAGTGATTCGCAACGCTTGGCAGTTTCGCTTCGCTCAAGTATAGCCAAGCGTCGCTCACACCTTAATGCGGCGTTAGCTTAAAGTAGGTGTAATCTAATATGTCTGTTTTTTTTCTTAATATAGTGCTTAGTATTTTGTCAGGAATATACGCAGGCTTAGTTGTTGCTCGATTCGTGAAGTTTGAAGAAATAAGATCCCAAGTAAAAAAAGCAATTCATGAAATTGACTATATGAACGAGGGAGTTAATGGCGAGTATGTCATTATAAATCAAGAGGATTGTGGCGATCTATCGCTTTACTATTCTGATTTATTGTATCTGAGGCATACGAGCGCTGCAGAAATTGTAGGGAATTTAATTACTGCGATTAACCATACGAAACATACTGGTCATCAATCCACTGGTGATGTAAGTGATTTTCATGTTCGGTGGCAAGGTTTGGTGAGAAAGATGAGCCCTAATATATGGGTGTTATTGAGTTTAAGGTTAAAAGTCTAAGTTTTTAAGCTAACAAAGCATTTAAGACGGATTCTCAACGCTTGGCAATTTCAGTTCAGGTCAGCTTAAGTGCTAAATGTGGCAAGGTTTAAGGTTGAGTGGTTGCGTTGTTCACCACTTAATGCGGCGTTATGTTCATTAAGTGTTGTTAGCTATCAGAAATAGTACTTCAACCATAGTAGTAGGGAATAGGCTATGAAATTGCGCGATAAACATGCTCAAGAAACGATCAAGCGACTTCACAGTAACCCCGAAAACTGGAAATTGAAAGAGTTCAAGAAAGCCTATTTCGTGTTAACGGGTAGAAGGAAAGTGCTGACGGAAGATGAAGCAAAGCTAATTTTTGAAGAATGGGTAGGCTCTCCTTATAGATACCAGAGTTTGGACTTCTCGCTAGCACTTTTATTACTCTCTGGGGACTGGTTTAAACCGCAATCAACATCGAAGATGTCAAAGCAAGTCAAAGTCAAATATGCATCAGGTGACGTTAGTACTTGTACGAGCCCGGTTGCTTACAAAAAATGAACATAACAAATTGTTCAAGAGGGATTCGCAACGCGTGGCATTTTTACTATGCGTTGGTTTTAGTGATTAAGGTGGTGTGCGGGATCTTCTGTATTGCGTTGCTCACCCCTTAACAAGGCGTTATGTTTCCTAGACGATTAAGACGATTAAGACGATTAAGACGATTAAGACGATTAAGACGAAAAGTGGAAGATATGGACGAAACTTTAGAAGAATACGTAGCTAATATTAAGCAAAAATATTTAACAGATGCAAATCAAGGTTCAGTTGATTTCCCATCGAAGAAAAAACTTGAAACGGACAATACTGCTAGTCTAGAGGTCTTCGTCGAACAGGCTGAAAAATTGCTAAGTAATCGAATCGATTATTGTATTTTTAATAAGGGTATGGGAATTAAAGACCGGCAAAGTTTACTCGAATTGTTGATTGCGGATGTAGAACAGTTTGCCACTAATCATCGGTTGGAAATTAGTGATAAGTTTATGCTTAGTTTTTCTCAGTCACAAATTTCTGACCATGCATTTTTTCAGTTGGCTGCTTCTTCAATATTGCCCAAAACTTATGAATCTATAGACCTTCTTCAACATGAAGAAACATTCAGCATATACTCGATACCATTTAAGTTGAGAGTTGCGATTGAAAATAAAATTAAATCAATGATAGGTTTTCAGTCGAGTGACGTAAGTCGAAATGGTAAGGTAAAAAAAGAAACCCAAGAACTTCCTGTAACGATGATAATACATGAGTTAATAAAGTTAAAATGTTTAAATCTTCCTTGTGATCTTCAAAGTATTTCAAATATATATACGTGGTCTTGTTCATTTTGTCATACAGGTAAAAAAGAGTATTTATGGATGTCGATGAAAGCAATCGAAACGTTGTCACTGTTGTTTTTGTTTGATGAGCAAAAAAAGAAAGAAATAAACATTCATGATATTTGGCCTAATGATTTAACTGAAGAGGATTTAACTGCAAAGATAATTAATTACAGGGGCTTTACATGTCCACTGTATTACTTCAAAGATGGTTGGTCTGTAAATAGGCTTCAAGAAACCTTGAACAATTCCAAAAACAAAAATCTCAAGCCGTATAAATTTAAACTTTCAGAAGTTGCTTTAGATGAATGTAATGGGTTCTATTGCTCTTCTTCAGAACGGTGGGTATAAACATAACAAATTGCTTAAGAATGACGGCTAACCTTTGGCATTTTTGGTTTGGTTGAGTTCAGTGATTAAGGTGGCTTTGCTTAGGTTTAGTGGTGTTAGCCGCACCTTAGCAAGGCGTTAGAAATGCCATCTAGTAATGAGTGTGAAATGGGCAGTATAAAGAAAGAAATATTCGAATTATCAAGTATATTTTGGCGAGCGGCGATGTCCAGCAGAGCTATTCATATCTTTTTGTTCAAAGGTCTAGGTATATTTGCGGTAGCGGCTGTTTCTGGTTATGCGGCTAAACTGTTTGCCTTACTTCCACTGGATATCCAAGCGCAAACGCAGCTTGAATTGGCTGCGTCTGAAGTTAACTTATATGAAACGCACCAAATAGGAACAATCAAAGAAATAGCGATGGCCCAGGCAAACTTGCGGGCTGCTGAGTATTCAACCAACTTAATAAATGTAAGTCTCAATGCGTTAGAAAACTGGTTTTTAGCTGCTATACCATGGTGTTGGTTAATGCTTGTATTCGCTTTCTTGCATTGGAGTTTATATGAAATATATAAGCATTATGATCTTCGTAAGGAACGTTCTGGGTGTGGAACTGAAGAGCATTTCTAACAAAGCGTTTAAGACAGATTCCCAACGCTTGGCATTTTCAGTGTTAGTCGTTGGGTTTTGTGTTTATGGTGGTATGGTTAGATTTCGTGGTAGCGTTGCTCACTACTTAACGCGGCGTTAGCCCTCTATCGTTACCAGTTATATTTATGCATCGTATTTTGTATCCCTATCTGGCATATAATGTGGGCTTGTTGTTTAGTGAGTTCAAGCGGAATTCTATGATGTATTTAGAAGTTTTTGGTATTGCGGTAACTGTGTTCGCAGGGTTAGCTTTGATGTTTTATAGGCTAAATCCTCTAATGCTATTTTTCTCTGGAATCGGGCTTACAATTTACGGTGCTACGTTGGGGCTAGATTTGAAATCGCAGGGGCAAACGTTTGATAATACGATGGTTGTCGGGCTAGGGGAGATGTTCTTGATCTTTATCTCTATCATCGGAGGTGCGTTAGTGAGTACAGCGTTTAATGAGTTACGATCAAAGCACCAAAACAAGGGCTAACAAACTGTTTAAGAGTGATTCGCAACGCTTGGCATTTTTGCTATGCGTTGCGTTTAGTGTTTAAGGTGGCATGCAGTAACTTCAGTATTGCGTTACTCACACCTTAACAGGGCGTTAGCTGTCTCTTGATATTTGCAGAAACTTTACAGCTTCAATGTACCGTGGTCTTTCACCTTAGCGATGTAAATGTTTAAATCCCCTTGTTTTTTCTTAGATCGAAGGTGTGGTTATGGGTAAAGTGTTAGTTAGTTCATGCTTGCTTGGGTGTAAAGTTCGTTATGACGGAAATGATTTAAAGCCTGAATCTCAAGAGTTTCAGGAGTTTATTGAAGAAAACGAAATCATCTCTTTCTGTCCTGAAGTTGCTGGTGGTTTGCCTATTCCTAGAGTGCCTGCCGAAATCTGTGGAGGTGATGGCTGTAATGTCATCGAAGGATCTTCAAAGATTAAGGGTAAAGATGGTTCAGATGTAACAAATGAGTTTCTCAAGGGAGCAAATCTAGCGTTGGACATTTGTCAGAAAGAAAATATCTCAACGGCTATTTTAACTGACGGAAGTCCTTCTTGTGGTAGTTCCCAGATATACAATGGAAAGTTTGAAGGAACAAAAATTGTAGGTTCGGGTGTTACCACTGCACTACTTCGTCAAAATGGTATAAGTGTCTTCAACCAACACGAAGTTGCTATGGCTAAAAATGGCCTAAGCAAGTAGTTCGCAAAACAGCTAACAAGCAATTTAAGAGGGATTCACAACGCTTGGCATTTTTGCTTCTATTTCAATTTTAGTGTTTATGGCACAATGTTTTAGGTTGGGCGGAGGCGTTGTTCACCCCTTAATTGGGCGTTAGGCTTCATTTTAATTAGGTATATAAATTCGTGGAAAAAACAGAAAAAATTGCATTGGGTGTGTTTATCGGAGTAGTAGCTATATTTCTAATTTACGCTGCGTTTCTAATTTTATTAACTTGGCCTATATCTGAGTTTTCAATTAATAAATCAGGCGTATTTGGGGATAGTTTTGGAGCTCTTACTTCTATTTTCTCAGGTCTTGCATTTGCAGGTGTGGTTTGGACAATTGTCTCCCAACGTGAAGAGTTAAAGGTCACTAGGGATGAGCTTAAAAACCAAGGGTTTGAAAATGCTTTTTTCCAAATGTTGAAATTACACAATCAAATCATTAATGAAATAGACTTATTGAACACCCGTAAACAGGCTGGAGTGGTTAGGACTGCAGGTAGGGATTGTTTTGTAACCTTTGCTAACCGTTTCTTTGAGCACTACGATGTGCAAGTTAGAAAGGATGATGATCTCGAGGGTGAAACAAACCGACTTTATGCTGCTTATTCGAGTTTCTGGGATGATAATGGGCATGAACTAGCTCACTACTTTAGATTTTTGTATAACATTTTTAAGTTTATTGATGAAAGTGAAATTGAAAATAAGCAATTTTACTCTCGCCTGGTACGAGCCCAGTTGTCTGATCAAGAGTTGATTCTTATCTACTATAATAGCTTCGGTCCATATGGGAAAAAATTCCAGTCTTATATAGAAAGATTTCAGTTAATGGATAACCTACAAAAATCATACTTAGCTCATGAATCACATATGACGCTTATTAGTGATAAAGTTAAGTTCTGTGAACCAGAAGCCTAACAATCTGTTTAAGAGTGATTCGCAACGCGTGGCATTTTTACTATGCGTTGCGTTTAGTGTTTAAGGTGGTATGCGGCGGCTTTGGTATTGCGTTGCTCACACCTTAACAGGGCGTTATAACGATCGGAAGTATGAGCATTATGGAACTAGTTATAGTCATTGATGAGTCTGGTGAGAAAGGCAACTCATATCGAAAAGAAACACAGACTAGAGATTTTGGTCTAATGGCTGCTTATTGCCTTCCGGCTCATGGTTTGGAATATGTTAACTCTACTTTGGAGCGTAAGTTTTCTCACCTGTTTCAAAGAGGTGTAAAGCCGCATTTAGCTGATTTATCTCCACAAGAAAGAGAACAGTATCGCGCAGATGCACTTGAGTTTTTGGAATCTCACAAAATTAGTTGGTCATACACGGCAATCCATGTAAATGGCTTCCACGATCAAATGAGCAAGCGGAGAGGTAAGAAAAATTTACATGAGGCACTATTTGGTATGCTCATCACCAAGATAGTTGCTCTTGCATACTCAAAAAACACTGATGTACCAATCAAGCTTAAAATTATAAGTGACAACTTAAATTCAGGTGAAATAGTTAAGTTTAAAAACGAATTGGTAAGTTATTTAGATTTTCTTAAAACAGGAACGATGACGTTTTTACATCCAGTTCGTAGCAAAGAACCTTCCTTAAGAAGGGTCGATAAATTAGTCGCAACAACACCTGAGGAGCTTCATACTAACTGGGATGTTTCGTTTAGCATATCGACGGAAGTTTCGCCTTTAACTTTTGTAGCAGATGTTCTGTCTCATACAACATACAAGTTGTTGAAGGCAAATATAGAAAAAAGTGAAGTTCCCCCTGATAAACTTAACCATGAAAGGCTTATAGATAACCACCCCCTTAAAGAATACGCGGTTTGCTTGTCGACAGATGGGCTAGAGCTTTCTGAGGACAGTTTCTATAGCTACAAATCGTTATAACAAGGCGTTTAAGCCAGATTCGCAACGCTCGGCATTTTCGGTTTGATTCAGCTTTAGTGTTTACGGCACAATGGTTTATGTTTGGTGGTGGCGTTGCTCACTACTTAACGCGGCGTTATAAGTTAATGGAGGCAAAATGGAACTTCGAACATTTGTAAAAGAAACACTAAAAGATGTATTAGGCGGCATTCATGATGCCCAAGCAGAAATTGAACATGGTGAAGTTGTCCCACAATTAAACGAAAAAGGCTGGCAAGGACTGGAAACAGGTTTAACTAGTTTTCAGGCAATCGATTTTGAAGTCTCAGTAAATGCCGTAGAAAAAGAAGGTAGTGAAGCAAAGCTAAGTGTTGTTGCTGCTGTTGTTGGTGGGCATGTAAAAGGTGATAGTTCGAATATAGCTGAGCACACTGCGAAGTTGAGCTTCAAGGTACCAGTAAAACTGCCAATATCTAGCAAATAACTTATAACAAGCAATTTAAGATGGATTCACAACGCTTGGCATTTTTGCTTCTACTTCAATTTTAGTGTTTACGGTACAATGTTTTAAGTTGGGTGGTGGCGTTGTTCACCCCTTAATTGGGCGTTAGGCAATTTCATGTAATTGTATCAAGTAAGGATTAAGAATGAGTGATTGGGAACATCTATATGATATGCACGCTCAAGGTTATAGTGCAGAGCAAATAGCTGACGCGGCAGCTTGCGGATACAATCCATATGAAACTACCTTGGAAGAACTAGGCTTTTCTTCCGAAGAGTGGGAGCCCTTGGACAACACTCTCGATAGTGAGGCTTTTGAAGTTAACCCTGAACTTGTAGCAATTTTTATGACGTTGGTTGAAAGTGCTAAATCATTTTATTTGCATACAAATCGCTATCTACAGATCTGGGGAGAGCTAGGTGAGCTATATGCTGAAATTGAGTATGGGATCAGACGGCATAAGCCATGTACAAAAGGTTCAGATGGAAAGTTAGGCAACGATTTTATCGAAATTAAAACAATTTCTCCCGAAAAGAGGAAAGATGAAGTTAAGGTGAAACGAGCCGGAAACTTCAATAAGCTTCTTATTGTAAAAATATCCGCGGATTTTAAGTTTGAAGGGCAATTAATTGCTCGGAAGGATCTACCTAAAGGTGAAGGTAAGCATGCAAGAGCTCAATGGACAGATAATCAAAAGGGCGCTCATCGGAATTATCAGCAAACTGTAATCACTAAAGCAATGACGAGTTCGCCTTCAGCTAAAATCTATGTAGCTTTAAAGTATCCAACCGCTCTAGATCTGGATCTTCAAAACAAGCTTGGTCTATCAGAGGCTGAATTTTCTAAGGCTGTTCATGAACTTTCTAGTTCCCAAAAGATTGTACGTTCCCAAGAAGACAGGAATAAGTGGGTGCGCAATATAAATTAGCCTAACAAACAATTTGAGAGCGATTCAGCACGCTTGGCATTTTTAGTTTGGGTTAAGTTTAGTGTTTACGGTGATCAAACGGGGTGCAGTGCTAGCGTGCTTCACACCTTAATTGGGCGTTATATTTCCAATCTAATTTTACGCAGTGGAACATTTTTTTGTGCTTTTGGTATAGTACGCGGTTTTATGTTCAGGTACACATTATGGTTAAGCACAAGCTTTGTTTTATTCCTCTCGTTTTCGCAAGCTTTTACACCCATGCAACGGATGTTTTGAGTTGTGAATATACTGAGGTGTCTGCTGCTGGAGCATGGAAAAATCTAGATTCAAACTATCATGTTGATTATTACTTAGACGCCACAAACGGCAGTGCGATCTCAATTGAAAACAATGCCAAAACTAAGTACGAATGGCACAGAGTGGACGAAAGTTCAGTAAATGGTAACTTCTTAATATCAAAGCCCACTTTCAACAAGAATACCTATTTTTATACAACTACGACGGTCTCATCGGCATACTCGGGGTACACTGTTTCAACAACTTCAAGTATTAATGTATCAACTCCAATAACCATTACTTACCGAGGCCAATGCATGATGGTGAAATAGGAAAAATAACAAAGCATTTAAGAGGAATTCTGTAGTTGACCCGATCTAGTGGACACCTTCAATTGTAATTGGAGGTGTTTATGCCAGCTTATAAATCAGGTAAAAAAACTCAACAATATCTCACGGAATTTAAGGTAACTGTTGTCCGACTTTCGCTTCGAGAAGGACCTACAGTTAAAAGCGTGGCGCTGTCACGATCAAGAAGGGCAGGTTTTGAAGAAGCGGATAATTAAAGTGTTTACCCAGAGTCGAGAGACTTACGGTAGTTCACGAGTTCATGCAGAGCTTAGGCGTCAAGGAGTTTTGGTTAGCCGCAAGCGCGTGGCTAGGATCATGCGAGAGCAAGGGCTACGGGCGCGAAGTTATCGTATTTACCTTAAGATGGCCAAGCTACATCGGTTTTATCAATCGATTAAGAATATTAAAAAAGACATACCCAAACCAACGGCAGTTAATCAACAATGGTCTGGAGATCTAACGTATATCAAGCAAGGTAAACGTTGGATGTATCTAGCGGTCGTTATCGATCTTTACTCGCGTAAATCGTCGGTTGGTCGCTTGGTAGTAAGAAGAGTACACAACTAACGATGAGTTCGTTGAGAATGGCAATTAGAAATCGAAAGCCACAAGAGCGCTTATTGTTTCATACCGACAGAGGCTCTGAATATCGAGCCCATCAAGTTCAAGCTTTATTATCAAAAAATGGAATTGTCCCAAGTATGAATCGTCCAGGTCATTGCACTGATAATGCGGAGGTGGAGTCGTTCTTCCATACGCTCAAAGGCGACATAATTAGGAAAAATAGTTTTAAAAGTGAGAAGCAGCTTAGAGATAAACTTGCCGGTTATATCCAGCATTTTTATAACCGTTATAGACTGCACTCAAGTCTTGGATATCGAACCCCACATGTATATGAAGTAGCGACGGGTTAAAGATAATAGGGTGTCCATTTTATCGGGTGAAGATCATTCACAACGCGTGGCATTTTTACTATGCGTTGATTTTAGTGATTAAGGTGGTGTGCAGCGGCTTCGGTATTGCGTCGTTCACCCCTTAGCAGGGCGTTATATTTTTTCAACTTTTGAGGTAACAATGAAAATAAGTGAAATACAAATATCAAATTGGCGTTCGATCAAAGATGTTAGCATTAATTTTCAAGACTTGATGATTCTCATTGGTCAAAATAATCACGGCAAGTCGAATGTTTTAAATGCAATCCTATTCTTCTTTGGTGAGATAAAGCCCCAAGATTTGGACTTCAATGATGGCTCAGATGAACTTTATGTGGAAGTGACTTTTGATGACTTGGTTGCAAGCGAATTATCTACATTTACGAAGTATGTGACCGCAGACCAAAAAATCAAAGTTAGAAGAACTGCAACAAAAGGTGGCTCATTAACCTACCAAGGTTACACACAATCACCAGTCTTTGAGTGGTTAAAGGATGAAAATGCTTCTTCATATACGACGCGCAGCGTTGCCGAAGGACTAGAGTTTTATGATTTACTCCCTCCAAGTGGAAGAATTACTAGAGCTAATATACAAGACGCTCAAGCACAGTACATAGAAGCAAATCAGGCAGATTTAGAGTTCAACTATGAATTAGAATCTACTAATTTTATGGGTGCTAAGAATGTTGCAAAAGGTATATTTGGCGATGTTTTCTATATACCTGCAGTAAAAGTTGCATCAGATGATTACTCAAACAATAGCAGTAGTCTATTTAGCAAGCTATACGGTAGGATCATTTCTGATATTTCAGCTAATAGTGCTGGATGGGTTGAGGCTAAGGAAACCGTTGCTTCATTGTTTAGTTTACTAAATAAACGGGATACTGATGGTAATCCAAATACTCAGAGACCAACGCAGTTAGGAGAATTTGAAACCAAGCTAAATGAACAATTGGCTAACTGGGGTTCTGAAGTAGAGCTAGAAGTATTGCCACCAAACGTAGAAGATGTTTTCAAAGCAAACACTCAGGTCTGGGTTAATGATGGTTGCAAGACGGACGTTTCGAGAAAGGGTAATGGTTTACAGAGAGCTTTAAGTTTCGCACTAATTAAGACGTTAGCCGATATCTTGAGAAATGAACAAGAGAATGCTGAAACAACTGGGCGCTCTTCGTCGCAGTCGATGTTCTTTATCCTTGAAGAACCAGAACTCTATTTGCATCCACAGGCGCAGAGAGCGCTGTTAGAATCACTAACCCTGTTGTCTAACTCAACAGGAGTGCAAGTTGTTCTTTGCACACATTCTGCTTCGCTAATAGATCTAAGCAAATACAAATCGATTTGTATTATACGTAAAGAAAACGTGGAAGTAGGCTCCAAAGCATGCCAATGCGAAGAGGAATTATTCATTGGCAATGGTAAAAAAGATTTCAATCTCAGTTACTGGATAAACCCGGATCGTAGTGAGTTGTTTTTTGCAAAGAAAGTCATTCTCGCTGAAGGTGCAACTGAAAAGACGGTAATTCCATTTGTTGCTCAAACTTTGGGTTGTTTTAAACATGATTATTCGGTTATCGATTGTGGTTCTAAGAACAACATTCCAATGTACTGTAACCTATTGAATAAGTTTAAAATTCCGTATGTTGCAGTCTATGATATTGACCATCAGGCTCATAAAGATGCTAATGCAAGAGCAACGTCAGATGCTGCTTCTCAAGCAATTGAAGATGCAATTAATGTTACTTATGGCTCCTCAGTAACATTTGTAAATGATATTGAAGAAGAACTAGGTATGCCTAGAGGTTTTGGCGGTAAGCCTTATGCTGCATTAGAGCATATATCAGCTGAAACATATTCACTTCCAGACCAAATTAGAGATAAGGTCATTAATATATACGAATAGAAATATAACAAAGCATTTAAGAGTGATTCGCAACGCTTGGCAGTTTCGCTTCGCTCAAGTATAGCCAAGCGCCGCTCACACCTTAATGCGGCGTTATGTGCTAGTCATACGCTGAACTAAATGTATTAAAATCAGCAAATATTCATAGTTTGATGCCAACAGAAAGAAAATAAGAATCCAAACCCAAACTTTAAGTTTAAACAGTCTTCGATGTGATGAACTTTGGAATTTTTCAAAACTACTTTTGTAGTTTGCGAGAGTCGGTTCTTGTTGCGCTATTGTGAGCTCTAAAATTGAAATTTTGTGGTGTAATCGTTTATGTTCTTCACTTGATATTTGACTGGCTTTTTTTAACCTTACTATCTGTTGTTCACTTGGCTTAATTTTTGACTCTAGATCTTGAATTAATAATTTATGCTGATCATTTACCTTTATTAAATCTTTCATTTTAGATTTGAGAATCTGATGTATAGCTTCGTGCTTCTGCGTACTGATTGGATCAATGATCAGATCTGTACACACGCTTTCTTGTAACCAGCCCTCAAGTCTCTCTTTGTGCTTGTTACGCTCAGTTATAGAGTCAACACGGTTATTATCGCGCTCTGGAGGATATTTCCTAGAATCAGTAATCGAGAACTCAAATATTGGTATATTACAAAGCTCAAATTCTAACTTTTTGTCATCTTCACACTTATGTGTGTTGGTAACTTCGATTACTAATTTACCACCCCATCTTTCGTACTCATCGGGATATTGATCTTTGTCGAATACACATAAAATATCAGGATAAAAGACTTTACCATTAGGTAACTCCAACCTTGGTTCTCGATATACATGCGTAAACTTAAATTTGAAAGTCTGACCTCTGGTAATAATGGTCATTTCTTTCATTGATGAAAGAACATCTACAGCAACTTCATGAGAGTAGGTTTCATCATAAGAACGATCCCCTGTGGTTGAATCGCTTTTGGCAAATGCAAAGTGTGGGCTTTTCCCATTTCGAGGTATCAATTCGACTCTGTTATTTGGGTTCGGGTTCCGTGTCATATATTTTCTGTGTTTGTACACTGAATTCCTATATCGCATAGAGTTATCACGAATATCTAGAGCTTCGCGTATATTTACACTTAGATGGTTATTGTTATCGACTAGATAAGTATTTGTTCTGGTGTCGAGAACATAAGCTGTCGTCTTCATTAACTGACCTGTCTATTTATACAGTATTATCTTGCCGTACATTTTGTGTTTATTCAACAACCAATATAGGGTCTTGTGCATAAAAATCGCACATAGCAAATCGTTTAAGACGGATTCACAACGTGTTGCATTTTTAGTTTAATTTAGCTTTAGTGTTTATGGCACAATAGGTTAGCTGCCGTGGTTGCGTTGTTCACCACTTAACGCGGCGTTATGCAACCGGAGCAAATATGGATACTGAAATCAAAGTGACAGAACTACCAGACTTTAACGCCTTTCGTGTAGATGCTGTCCTCCCAAACGGTCACTCTGTCGGTTATATCAATATCTCTCTCAAAGGAGCGATCGCAGATCTTTGCGACTTATGCGTGAAAGATTCTTATATGTATCTCTGGCCAAATTTTATGCCTGTATTTCTTAGCATCAAGCGAATTAGAAATTACCAGAACAAGGGTATTGGAAGCCGGCTACTAGTTACAGCTATTGAACACTCAAGAGCTAACGGTTGTACTCAAATGAAAGGTTGGATGCACGGTGACAAAGTTAGGTTAGAAAGGTTTTATCGATCATTTGGTTTCGAAATTAGTGGAATTAATATCAAACTAGACCTTCGAAATATCCCTACAGGTGCTTAAAGCAGCTCAATGTTTGGAATTTTCAGTTCAAAATTGGATTTCGTGTTAGCAGAGCTCTGGTTTACTTTGGGTAGGAGTGTCGCTCTCGTCCTATATGTGCAGTAATGTTCTACCCTAAGAAGTAACATTTATGGAGGTCGGTATGAATATCAAAGAGTCTGATTGGAAAGTCTTTTGCGAGATAAAGAGTGAAGCAGCGTAAGTGTTTTGTACTCGGCAGCTAGATGAAGCCATCAAAATGATTACTGATGGATCAGAGCCTGTAGGGGAAAGGTTCAACTTTATGTGCCAGCACTCCAAAGAATCTCAAAAGCAAATGAAGTTGATTTTTGATGGCCATTCTCGAAGCGAGCATTTATCCAGCTCATGCAGATGTGTTCGGAAGGTTTGGTTGATCCGGAACAATTTGAACGTCTTTCAGAGGAGCTTAAAAAAGACATTACGAGTATTCTAGAAAGAAGAGCCTAAGGAAAGTTAGCTAATCAGGCCGCTTCTTTTTCATAGCTGCAACCATCTCAATATTACTCCTTTTTATTCGCGAATTCGGATATCCGCTACAATTCTGCTTCGGCAACCTCACTTTTACGAGTTTTATTATACGAGTTGTATTGAAAACCTGAGAGTTACTCGTTTTTTTCTCCTTCAAAACGCCGTTGATTTTTAAGAATTAGCACTAGAATCTGGATTGAGATTTCTTCCAAAAAAGTGTCAACATTACTTTGTCAATAAAATCTCTAGCTAGCCCTTTAAATCCGTGCGCTCTAGGTGAACTGAAAGTGTCACCTAGAGTGCACGAAGGTGGGGGTTGCGGGAGTTTATGCTTGTGATGCGACCAGAGACCCACCATCACAAATTCTTGGACCCAAATACTTGAATATTTTTGGTTTGCATAGACGTTCTAGCAATTATTCGGATTCCGAATCCATGATTTTTGGCCAGAGAAGCCGAGTGTTATGTTTTGAAAGTGAGTGTGCGGATCAGTGAGTGCCTATAGGCCTTTAAAGTTCTTAATACTGGATGAGTAGGTTTACTTGCTAATGGCTAGTTCTGGCGTGTTATGTCATTAAATGAGAGTTGAAGGATTGGATTGGATTGGAAGATGGTGTTAAGAATGAACGAAAGGCCAGAAGTGTTTTCTTGATCGCCTTTCAGTGTTGTTTGATTAGCCTAGAGTGTATTACGCGGTGGTAACGTCTTGTCCAATACACAGGAATGTAATTAGGCGGCTCTCAGCGATTTTTAGTTATGCCAAAGGAGTCGTCCCATTATTGATGACGATATTCGTTTTGAAGTGCGTACAAGGCCATACAAGTAACATTCTAGATGCTAGTCGGTTTTGTCTTTTTGTTTGAGTAGTGTGTTGAACCTAGCGAAAAAGCGGTCTAGTCTTACTGTTAGAAAAACTACTGTATAAGTCCACCTTTCGTCCACCCTTAATCCACCCAAGCAAGAACGGGATAAAGTGGGGAGGAGGAAAGTTGATTATTTTCAGTGTATTGCGCGAGATTTACGACGTTTTTGAGGGTTCAAAAACGGTGAAACCCCGATGTTGGTAGAAAATACCCTGATACTTAGTGCAATGCTATTAAAATCAATAGGTTATGAAGTGTTTTTTGCCATTATGCCTAGTGGCAATATCGGTAAAATCGTCAATTTCACCTCTTTTTAAATCAATAACTTAACTGGGGTTCGTGTGTAAGCTATTGGGCTTTCAGTGTGGCTACGTTGATCGCTGAAACTTCGTTCCAAGTTATCTCTGTGCCAGTGTAAATTTTCGTTGTTTCAGCGTTGGCGTGCGCCATTCGTTGAGTTGGTGAGATTCCCATATCTTTTATTGTTCGAGCTGATAAGCCTCGAATTTCATGATAAGAGGGACGTAGCGTTGAATCGATGGAATCGAAAAGCCCTGTAGCGTCTCTAACCTTACTAAACTCTTTGCTGATGTTGTGGTGATGCACTTGATAGTGGTGATCGCATTCCTTAGCAATACCTCTGGTGCTTTGCTTGGGCTTTCTGTGAACGATGTATGGACAAAGTAGGCGATCTGTTTTGGATAACTCTACGACTTCTTTAATTGCTTCGGTTACTGGAATCGCGACAAATGAAGCATCTGAATCTTTAACTTTAGCGCGGTGAATATAAAGAGTGCCGTAAACTGTTTGTCCGTCTTTAATAGATGGTCGCTCGTCCCATACAATCCCGCAAACTCCCTCCTTTGGTTCTTGTATCTTATATTTTATCCGGTAGATTTCTCTAACCGCATGAGTTGTTTGAAGTGTTAGTGCCATTGCGACTTTTAAAAACAAAGGGGCAGCTGAATATATTGCCTCGTATGCTTCCATTGTCAGGTCGTGTCTATTCTTTTTGCTTTCAGCTTTAGTAACCTTTTTAGGTTTCTTGTTGATGGCAAAATTAGATTCAATCGCTGACTCATCGGCTAAGTAAGAAAACACCTTTTTTATATTGCTTAATTTATAGTTGAATGATTTTTTAGATAACTTTTCGTAGTGCGCGTTTAAAAACTCATTTATATGTGAGAGGTTCAAACTTTTTGAATATACACCGCCTAGGTAGCTTTCTAATATTTCGCATTCTTTAACGAACTTTTTAAATACTGTATCGGATAGGTTTTCCTCACTTTTAACTCTAGCGATAACCAGAGGTAGCCACTCTCTTAACGGCTTATTGAACTTATCTCTAGGTTTAGCGTTTGTCTCAGTTTCAAGGGTAAACCCATTTGAGCGGTGCTTGTGGTTGTAAGCCGAAGCCGCTTGTATTGCTTGGGTTTCCGTCGTCCCTTTGGGAAACCATTTTTGAGTGCCGTCCAACGTAGTGAAGCGGTAGCGAACTTTTTTACTCCTATCTTTGGTTTTGATTAGATATGGTGGAAAGTGCCGTGTCGCGACACTCCTTGGCCTTGCTGCCATTGTTACGCCTCCAAGAATTGCAACAGTTCATCTGTTTGCGATGATTGGGCGTTCACTGATACACATACCAAGTAACGCCCTGTGGGTGTTTGCTCTCCCTCTATTTTACCTGATTTTATCCAGTTCTTAACGGTTGCCACGCTAATTCCCGAATCAGGATAGAACTCTTCAATGTAGTTCCTAGGTTTTAGTTTTCTCATAGTCATTTCTCAAAGTTGTTAAGGCTTGAAAATGCTCTCTGAAATTCTTGGACTACCGACTCTGCCGCTCTAGCTCTTGATGATGCTTGTTGCTCTAGCTGCTTATATCGCTTTAATTCTTTATCAATAACCTGATGATTAGTTATTAAGTCAAAGAGTGCTTTAGTCGCTGTGCTTTGTCCCGTTATTCGTTTGGCATAATCGACAAGTTTTGCTTCTGCTTCATTGGGTCTAAGTGTAATTGCCATAATTAACCTAAGAGGTTGGGATCGGATCGTTGGTTCTAACTGCAAAGAGGTAAATTTTTTGCACGTAATTAAAAGGCATTTCCATTTTTTCAGCGATGCTTTCTAAGCTGAAATCGTTCTCATGCAGTTTTCTTACTAGCTCAATATCTTCATTTGAATATTTAGCACAATGGTGATTTTCGCCATAAGTGTGCAATCCATTAATGAGCCCGCGCTTCTTTAATATTTGCCCTCTGGTTTGAACTGATGAATTGGTGCGTTTTAATATTGCCCCAATTTTGTCGACTGATAATATTCCCGCATTATCAATGATTACCTTATCTTCCTCTTTTGTGTATCTGTCGGTTCTATTTCCGTTGCACTTACCGCAACTTACTCTCAAGCCTTTTCTAAGGTTGTAACTCGTTTTCTCTAAATGCCAATTGCCGCATTTACATAAACAAAGGAAGCCTTGTCTAACTTGGTAGCTTACTACGTAGAGGTTTGAAAATGATTTGCCAGTTACATCAATAAAGGTGGTGGGAGGTCGACCAAACATAGGGTTGTTTTGACCTCGGTTGTTTCTGAGTTCAAACATAAAACACCATTTGATTGCATTTTAAGTTGGTACCGGTTTCTCGAGGATGGGCGAATGATTGCAATGGTTCGACTCTGCAGTTGCCAGGGCGAACGATTTTGCTATCAATCTAGTTTCTTTGTTGTAATGGCGCCGTGATGGGCGTGCGATGTTTTGCTAAAGGTGTTTGCGCAATGGACGCATTCGCTTAGGCCGTCCCAATCAATCGCTGAGTGGTTTGATTGGGTTTGGTTTGCGCCAATACAATAAGGGCAATTAAACTCAACTACGGACTTACCATCGGCTTTTAGTTGTGAGTAGAACGCTTGTGAATGCTTGGCGGCTTTAGTCTGTTCAGTCTTTTCCATTTGCGGCCTCGATTTCAATATCAATTATCTTTCCCTCTAGCTCGGTAGCAGAACAACCACCGTCCCATTTCAAATCGCAGTTATCGCAGCCTAATGTGTTACATGTGCCTTTAACAACATTCATCAAGCGCTCCTGCAGATCGTTGTAATGCGCGTTATCTTGTAAGTTATTGCTCATGGTGAATCACCTCATCTTTGTCGTTTGCTAAAACGTAATCTGTGTCTCCCCAATGCTTTCTAATGTATCGTTTTGCGGATTTGTCATGCACCGCTTGGAAACATTCGATACATACAGCGCGCTCAAAATCGAAGAGTGCTCGGCCATCCATGACGAAGTAATTTTTCATTTCGTTTTGTGGGCTTTTTTGTTTGAGTTTGTTTTTTAACTCAGCGATCACTTGCTGTTGGTGAAGTGCGACCGAAGCAGGAACCCAGCGACCGTCTTTGTGTTCTTCCATGCAATCGCCCATGGCGCCACGCTTGTCTGAAACTGTGCATTTATAACGCTTCATAGCAATCCTTAAAATGGTACGTAGATTTCATTGCACTCAGGGCAATAGAAGTTGTGAGTGACAACGTTAAACTCGTGACTACACTTAGTGCATTTCTTGATGGGTGTGTAAGGTGTTGATGCTGTTGAAAACTCCATTGCTACATTTCGAAGTAGCTCTGGTATTTTCCAATGTCCAAATTGGTCTAGCTCTATGATGTGAGTCATATCTGGCGTTTCAGTGTGGTAGATGATGTATGGCTGTTGCTTGTTCTTACTAGGTAAGCAAACGTAACCGTTATTCTTTAAATAGAAGATGAAAGCGCCGCATAGTTGGCGCTCTATTTTTAGTTGGGATAATTTCATTGGTACCGCCTAGGGGTAGGAATAGCGGTCGAGTGCTAAAATTTTCCAAGACTACGAAATTTAGAATTAGGTAGTAAAAAATCTCGACCGCTAAATTTTGATGGATGTTACTTACGTAGTTGAACTTGCTCAGTGCCAGTCTCGAACCATGCAAAGTCGACTTTCTCACCCTCTGGTAGCGACTTTATATATTCTTTGATTGCAGTTTCATCAATGGTGTAACTGACTTGTCGTTTCAGAAATTGAGGCGGAACCTTGTCTTTCTCAACATGTAGTTTGTCAGGGTTCTTTTTAATAAAGAATGTGCCGTATGCGCCTTTGATCTTTTCAATGTTTCGCATTTTGAAGTAGTTCAAAAGCGGCCAAGTCATGCGCTTACGTTCATCTTCTAGAGTTTTGGCGCGGTCGGTGTAAGGCTTGGCAAGGTCTTTGTACTGGTTGGCTAGGTTCTTAGCTTCGGTAGCTTGAATGTCTTTTTCATCCATCGCGAGGCGATAACCCATCATTTTGTCTTCTTCGCCGAAGTCCATCCCCATAAGTGTTGCGCTGATTGTGTCATCATCGAAACCTTGCTCTAAACAATCGCGGATGATGTCTTGAACCTGAGAAGTGATTTCGTTCATCGTAGGAGTTTTAGGTTTACTTTCTGCGGTAGCCATTACGCTTTTTCCTTATGAGCTTGAAGATCTTGTGCGAACGTTTGGAGAGCTTCCGTAGCTTGTTGCTTAATGCGTCCAATACATTTTTCCTTTTTGTTTCGGCTTTCTTCATCTGATTTTGGCATTGCTTCGAGAGCGGCAATTGCTAGTTTTTCTAGTCGTCTGATTTCTGCTTGTGATGGGGCTGTTGCGAACTTGTCTGTATACGATTTTGCTTTGTTGAGCGCGATTTCTGCTGCTTGGCCATCAAACTCAAGGGCTTGAACTTTTTTGTTGGCTTGGTTCATTTGCTCGGCTTTAATCATCACGCCAGAATCGTCATAAGTGCCGAGGTAAATATCAGCGCAGATACCAGTCATGGACATAGCTTTGCCGAGTGCATCTGAGAGTGATTTTTTCTCAACTTCATCGTCATGTATGAAGTAGCCACCTTGCGCCATGTAGAGCTTGCGAGTGTCGCCGTATTGGGTGAACTCAATGCGCTTTTCATCGTGCATGTACCAGAAAACAATTTCGCACTTATGAACTTGTTCAAAGTGTTCGGTAATCACACCTTTGTGCATGATTGGAGCACCTTTCACTGTCCATTCGCGTTTTACGTCATAACCCCAACCAACTCCGATTGGTCCCCAAATCTCTGTTGCTCTCATGATTCGATATTGAGTTTTAATCGAGAGTCGTCCGTTATGATCAGGCTTGGCGAATGCAAGATCCGTTTTAAAACCTTTCATGAATAACGCTAGGTTTGGATTGGTTTGGTAATCTTCCGGTAAGTCAGCAATAGTTTTGACTTCTTCGATTGGTGCGTTATCAGACTCAGTTGAGACAACTTGTTCTGCGATTTCGGTTTGGACGTTCAAATCTTCCGGTTCTGAGCCATTGCCTAATACTTCTTTTAGCAACTCTCTGACTTTTGCTACATCCATTAAGATTGGAACTACATCATTAATGTTTCTGATGAGGTCCATGAACTGCGATGCGGTTTCGGTGTAATACTTACCCTCTTTGAGCTTCTGTCCCATTGCCCAAAATACGGCTTGTATGTTTCCTGATATCGTCAAATATTGCTTATCAGTGGTTTGTTCATCTTCACCATTTATCGATAGAAGTTGGTGAGAAAATAGCTGCCATTCGTTTTCTTTGTCGAATTTAGGCTTTGCCTTTTTTGGCGTTTCAACTTTGTCGTAGCTTGGTTGCTCTGGGTGTTTCGTGTGGTTTTGAATCAAGTTAACCGAAGTCGTGGAGTGCCAAAGTATCGAGGCGTTTCTGATGGTTAGCACTTCTTCGCTTAATGATTCCACATCGGTTTGGTCGGTGATGTTAGTGCATAGTGCGTTGTGTACTTGCTCTGGTGTGACCGGGCAATCCTCGCCTTGCATTCGCTTGGTTAGAGCTTTTAATAGCTCTGGGTGCTTCACATTCGATTCAGTTGGTACAGTTGAATCGATATTGAACTCATCGGCGTAATCATCGAATGACTTGCCCTTATTTGCCTTTGACCATTCTTGGAATGTTGGCGGCTCTTCGTCGTCCGTTTTGCTCGCTACGTTCTTAACTTTAACCATGTTATCGGTAAAGACTGAGCGTAGTGTTCTGATGTTTAAAAACGCTTTCTGCGCATCGGTTGCTGAGTCCCAATCAACGCGAGTCATTGCCTCTAGCGTGTAGAATTGATTGAATCCTGAATGTTCTTTGTGAAGCTCTTTCAGTACAGCTTTAACCTTTTCTCCCGCTTCGACATACTGCTCTTCGGTTAAGTCGAGGTGAGCATCGTCAATCGTGAGTAAGCAATCGTAGACAAATCGTTGATGTCCATCGGTGGGGATGTAATGATCATCTTGGTTTGGCTCAAATACTTTGCCAACCTCTTTGATCTTGTCCATTGTCTCTTGTGAAACTAACGGCTCTTTTGGTTCGTCTTGATCTAATACAATCGCGTAACTGATGCCGTTGTCGAAAGTCTCAGTAGCGTTACCTTTGAAAAACTCTTTAGCTGCTTTCACCTCATCAACTTGGAATAACCAGTTTCCGGCGTGTCCCATTGCTAGGGTTATTGCATTGGCTCTACTGTTTTTCTCGTCTGGTAAGAAAGCTCTAATGTCTCCCTTGCCGTTATCTTCGTTCGCAGTATCAATAAATTGATATGACGCGACCCAAACATCACCTTTTGGCATTACAGCTAATTCAATGCGCTTTGTTTCGCTGATAGTGAAAGTGGCCACATCGATGTCGGTTTGATTGGGTATTGCCGCGTCACTCGATATTTGCTCATCGATGTGCATTTGGTCTTCGGTCGGTTCGTCCGGCATTTGGCTGAAAATATCTTCACCAAAATCGTACTCTAGGACGTTGCTTGCAAATTCCTGATCCGCTCCATCCGAGTGTTCAGACTGAAACTCAGCGATGTTTGTGATAACTCCCATAGCTTCGGTTATCGCTTTCTCTAACGATTCAAACTCACCTTGAGAATGGTTTGTCGGCTTTGTAATGCTGCTGGATTCAGTTGAGTATCGATAACCAAAAACCCAAACTTTAGGTGCGGTTTGTAAGATGGCGATTTGAGCTATGTTGTCACCATGCTCTATAGATGAACTGAGCAAGCCATCTGTATCTTTCGGGTAAAAACCAGATGAGTTTAGTTCCGGCCACTGTCGATCATCTTCTTGCCCTGGTTCTAGATCATCAAGGCTTTGCGACTCCAAAATTAGCGTGTCGTATTCTTCTTCTGTGATTGGCGATAGCTTAGGCACTTGGAAGTAATCTAAATTACCTTGTTCGTCAGCTTCTTTAAGGAGTAAGTACGTTGCTTCTTTACCGTCCTTTTGAGTTGCAGCTTTAACAGGGAAGTTGAAAGTAACTTCGCCGTTACGGTGTTTTGTTTTCTTGGAGTTGCAAGTTGCTAGAAAAAACTTGATAGCCATGACTACCTCTAAATTTGTGTGATTAAGATTACTTAGGGAGCATTAAACAGAGCGCACATAACTGGGGTCAGTTGTAGGAGAGGTGGGATATTTGGGCGCACTCTTTAATGCCTCCTAGGTAATAGGAAGCCTCTTTAGGTAAGAGGTTGTGAGTTTTGGATTGTGTCTAGAGTTTCTAGATCGAGTTTCAGCTTTTTTAGCCGATACTCTCTGACTGCCGGATGCCGTTTAACTTCGGCTTCTGTTCTCAGCTCTCGTAGAACTTGTGATTTTTTCGTTCTAACGAAATGAGGATCAGGGTAGGCAATAACTGATTCGATTGGATGTAATGAGAAATCCAAGTTGTAGTTCCCTTTTTCGGGAATGGAATAAAGGACTTTATCCCGTTCCCCCTCGACTTGCTTGTAGGCCAGATCTAAATTCATTTTAGATACGCTTGCATACATGTGTTGATGTGAGTAGTTAAGCCCGATGTAATGCATTTTCAGCATCAAATCATAGCCAGTCATTTTTTGACCCGACTCATTCAACTCAAGGTATATAAGGGTTTGAAGTTTATTGAGGTCCACTTTTCTCATGCTGTATTCCTTTTGTAAGCATTCGAAAAACAGCCCGTTATAGATTGATTTTCGAATGCCCCGAATAACAGGGCATTACTTAGAAAGTGTTAAGACACTTGAATCACTATGGTTCGAACGTTTGGCGTTTCCGCTTCTGGTTCTGGCTCACTTGGTGGGGGTGTTTGCTCTTCGCTCTTGGTTTGTTTTGATTCCAAGTAGTTTTCAATATCTTCGATTAGGCTTTCTGGCAAATCTGAGATAACCAGTTGCTTGCTTTCTGCGTCGTATTTGATGGCAGATTGCTCCTTGATTAAAGCCATCTTTGGAAACTCCACCTTACAACCGACAGCTTCAAGAGTTACTGAGCCGCCCTCAATGAGCTCCGCGATATTTGCTAAACACTTCTTACACATTGTCTCTTTCCTTTTTAGAGTTGAAATTAAAAAGCCAACTCGAAAAGTGGTCCTCTGGGGGGAGGGCTTTAAGAATTGGCTTTTTAATTGCCTCACTACCACTTATGCACCGTTGAGGCGAACGGCCTAGGGATTGATTCGAAAAGCAGGCATAAAAAATCAATCACCGTGGATTTACTCTTGTTACAAACTCCATCAATGCACATTGAGAGAGTGCGAGAAGCCACAAGAGCAGGGCTGTAGGTCGGTGTAGATTGACCTCGTTTATTTTCATATTTCCCAAATTTTTAAAGAGCTGCCGTGTTGGCGTGTTTATAATTTATGACTTTATGCATTTAATTACAACCCCTTTATGCATATTAAAATCCAGAAAAAAACGCATTACGCGCTTTCTTTTTGATTTATAAGATAATTTTTTGAATATTTTATAGCATTTTTGTCGCGCTCAGTATCGCTTCGTTGATTATTGCCTCAACTTTGTCTTCTGGCAGGTTAAGAGAATCGATAGTTTTCTTTAGTCTTAGGTAAGGTTCTAGCGACCTTTGTTTATCTGATTGTCTTTGCAGTATTTCTTCTGATGATAGAGATGCCTTGTCTGGTGAGCCTTTACCCGTTCGCAGCCAATGAGCATTAACCCCTAGCGCATCTGCTATCTCTATCAGCTTTGTTGAGCCTGAGCTCTGGCTTTTCTCTAGTCTACTTATCTGTGACTGCGCTAAGCCACTTAGCTCCGCAAGTCTTGCTTGGCTCATGGCTTTGCCTTGTTCCAAGTTATGTTGAAGTCTTCTTGCTAGTGCAATTCTCGCCCCAAAAGACATGTTTTTGTAATTCATTTATTCCTCCTCGCATATTTTTTTATTGTAGCGCGGATGAAATCAAGGTTGAAATGCATTTTTGCATATATTATCTTTAGGTAAAAATGAGTATAGAGGTAAAGAATGGGTTTTATTGATGAATTACAGCGCATATCGCGAGAAACATCTCAAGTGTGCTTGGCAAAAGAATTGGGGGTTTCTCAATCTCAAGTTTGTCGTTGGATAAACAAAGCTCAAATCCCAAGCGCAACAAAGGTTAAGTCAATTTCAGAAATTACAGGGATCTCTATCGAGGACATTATCAACGAAATCTCAGAGCGGGAGAGTGAGTTATCTACATAGGTCTATCGATGGAGACATAAGAATGAGGTTAAGTAAATGGATTTACTTAAACGGTTGGAAGCCGTCAATAAGGCTAGGAAAGCCGCGATCAATACAGAACAGTTTCGCGTTTCAGCTAAAGAGCATGAGCAATTTCTAGACACAGGAAGCGCCGAGGTGCCGACTGTCAGAACGAAGAAAGAACGTTTGTTTTCAGACAGATTTAAAGGAGTCGATTTTGAAGATCGGAAAGGTGGACAAGACTAATTATCCGGTAACAAAAACCGTAGAAATTACAGCGCCAATCAAGGTAGAGGTTCGAGGTAACAATCAAATATTAACTCTTGTCGTAAATGGGAAAGAGTTACAAGCCTTTAAAGGCATGTGCATCAGCTTGTTAGCAGCACAAGATGAATATGAAAAATCCGCCTTTTGATTTGAAAGGTCAAGGCGGCTTATTCAATAGAACGAGAATTATTATATGAGCATGTTGTTAATGGTGCAAGCCATGAGTACAGAGGTGGGGAATGCAGCAAGGAAGCTCGTCCTGTTAAAACTAGCTGATAACGCAAATGATAGCGGTCAATGTTGGCCGTCTTATGAAACGATTGCTAGACATTGTGAAATGTCAAAGCGCACGGTAATGAGGCACATTCAAAAGCTTCAAGAGGATGGTTTCGTTAATGTCACGCATCGCAAGAAAGAAGACTCAAACGAGAACAGAAGCAACATGTACACCCTTAATTTAAGTGGTGACAAAATGACACCACGTACAAAAAACGGTACTAACAAAATGACACCACCTAGTGACATACGATCACTAGGGGTAGTGACACACGATCACCAAGGTAGTGATCCTATGTCACCCAGAACCAGTCATAGAACCAGTCAGTTAGAACCTGTTACCCCTATAGTCCCCAATCCAAAGAATTTGGATGTTGAAATTTTGGAGCATTTGAACGCTAAACGAAAAGCATTGTTTGATTCGTTTGGTTTCCAATCCAAAACGATTAACACAATTGACTCGAACTTGAAGCCAATTAAGGCGCGTTTGAAAAATTACACCGTGGATGAAATCAAAACGGTTATCGACCACTTAATCGTGTCTTGGGGCAATGACGCATCGATGAGGCAGTACCTAACACCTGCCAGTATTTTTCGAGCGTCAAAATTTGATGGAAAAAATATAGCAGCCCAAGAGTGGAAGCTTAATGGGAGTGCCGTTGGGTTCGGCAGGACTCTGAACAAGCAAGAAGCTCTAGAAGCTAAAAACAGTGAAGCAGGTAAGGCGTTTTTAAGAAAATTGCATGGAGGTGATACCTATGAACATGAATGATGGAGATCGTTTCATCGGAATATTGGAAGCGAATATGGCGCTTTACAACCGAGAGCTGAGTGAAGCGGTTATGGGCATTTGGTTTGATGATCTAAAAAGTCATGACATTGGCTCTATTGAGCAAGCGTTTCAGATGCACAGACGTAACCCTGATAATGGGCAATACCCCCCAAAACCTGCTGATATTGAAAAATTGATTGGTGGCACTTCTGACGATAGAGCTTTGATTGCATGGTCAAAAGTAAAAAAAGCGATAGGTGAAATTGGTGCTCATAATTCATTAGTTTTTGATGATCCTTTAATTCATGCCGTGATCACTGATATGGGCGATTGGATAAAACTCTGTAGAACTTCTGATGATGAATTTCCGTTTGTCGCTAAAGAGTTTGAGCGCCGATACCGCTCAGCTCTCTACAATCCGCCTCAATCGCACCCTAAGAAGCTCGTGGGCATTTCTGAGCAGCAAAACTTTTCAAGCGGCTTTGAGCACAGTGATGCGCCGCTAACCATTGGAAATACAGAAGCGTGTCGTATCGTTTACAGGACGGGTGGCACATCATCAACAAGTATTGGTGTATTGCTTTCTGATAGCTCCTCAAATCGATCTCAGGGGGCTTTAGTCGCTAAATGAATGCATCGATAACTAAAAAGAAAAACAACGACATACTGGCTCTTGTGGGGGTTGGTGGATTTATCCAGTACGCCACCAATGACGAGCAAGACCGCGCTAAAGCTTTGAAAGGTCGAGTGGTTGCTATCAAGCCGAAGAAAGCCGGTAGCCGATGCTTAAAGTATCACCGTAGATTTTTTGCTTTGATTCGCCTTGGCTTCACCTACTGGTCGCCTCATGTGTCATTGGTCAGCGATCCGGAAAATGCGATTGCTCACGCTGTAGCAAAGAGGTTCTGTGCGCTTGGTGGTAATCCAGAACTGTATGAGCTTCAAGGCAAAGAGATTGCAGAGTTGGTTCTATCTGAACTCAAGGGCAAGCGTGAGGGCATCATCGATGTTGAGGCCTATAAGTGCGAAGAAGCCTACAGAAACCAAGTGATGATCGATGCTGGATTTTTTGAGTTCGTGAATATCGCCGGAGGTGGGGTTATCAAAGTTCCCTGGTCTATCGCATTCGACAACATGCAAGAGGATGATTTTCGCAAAATCTACCGTGGCTGCCATGACGTTATTTGGCAGAAGTCGTTATTTCAAATATTCGACGACGAAGCAGAAATGGACAAAGCAGTTGATCAGCTGATGGCATTTATCTAGGGGGCGCAATGAAAATAGTAAGTAAAAAGATCAGAAATTCAGCAAGAGGCCAAGATTGCACATTGCGCTTAGTAAGTGTTTGCAACCATAATCCAGAGACGACAATTTTAGCTCATATTGGGTTTGATGGCGGTTGGGCTACTAAATGTAGTGATAATATCGCTGTGTACTCATGTTCAGATTGCCACGTTGAAATTGATAGGTGCTCTCGAGGGACGCACGCAGAAGATAAGCTTCGTGCTCTCGAAGAAACCCAAGCAATCCTAATTCAACAAGGTTTACTGGAGTTTAAATGATGTCTGCCTACGATAGTGAATACCGACAGTTGTTTGAAAGCTTAACTAGGGTTCGCCAGAACTTAGAAACGGTTTTAAAGCTGTCTAACGTTAGTGATGATGCTTTTTCTTGGGTAATGTTTGCCTATGTTAGCTCCGAGGAAGACGAACATAGTTACAGAAAAGTGAGGCGACTTATTGTTTCTGAACTCGATGAACAGCTATCTAAGGAATCTGCTGATAATCCAAGTCTTATATTGAGGGTTGCCGATCTTACGATTGCAGAAGCGTTAGGGGGGGATTTAAAACAGAGTCATCGCGCTTCTATCTTGGGTGTGTCTAAGCCTACTTATTATAGGAATGCTCATCGGTACCAGAGCTTGATGGAAGTCGCTCGAAAGGTGGTTGTTAATTGGGAGTTAGAGGCTAGAAACAAGATACTTGAAAACTCATGATCAAGCGCTATTGAAGAGTGAGACACTTTTTGATAGGATTTTTCTAGTTTGGGAAGAAAGGGGGCTGCATAATTGCAGCCCCCTTTTTAGTTAAATATTTCAGGGTCGGCTATTTGATATATAGCCTCAATTATTTTGTCTTTGTCCTCTTTCTGCACAACCTCTTCATGTAGGCTCTCCAGAAAATCAATAATAAGCCCGAAACACTCCTTTTTTAATTGCACCCACTACTCCTTGATTGCTCAGCTAGTCTAGCGCCACCTTGACGCGTGTCATGAATCCAACGCTCTTTATTGTTATAATTATCACTAATGTAAAGCGCTGAGATAACGTTACACAATTCTTCACATATTGCAGAGGGTTGAAATCCACCCTGTTAATGTTGCATTCCTGTTGGATTGTTGAGTATTTGATATGGATGATAATAGCTACCTGAGAGCTTTATGCTACAAATTCAGTATGCATCGGTTCCCTTGTATGATTTTACTGCGCAATGGGAGTATTTACTCTACAAATGAGCGCATGTCCGATTTTTTCTCTATTAATAAGGATGTTAATTGCCACTATTCTATTGGTAGAAATCTTGAGTTGTTTCAAAGTTTTTCTGCAATACTTGAACATATTTTGTTACATCTGAATTCTAAGACTTTTATTGTGTCTGGGGAGACGGATAGTGGTATAAAAATCTGCTTATCTAGGAAGTCACCAATTATTGCACCGAGTGGTAAGCTTATTGGTGTGGAGATTCAGTTAATTCCAATGTCTGTGGTTATGGGGGCTGTTGGATATTTCCAAAGTAAGTTTTTTTACCAAACTAATGACATCGCCGTAACTCTAAGAGAGTCGATTGGTGGGTGGGAATTTAGTGATCTCCAAAGTTCGTACTTGTTCTTCATTGTCAGAAACTTTTCTGAGGGGGGGTTGGCCGAAATTTTCGGTGTGAAACGCACCTCTGCAAGAAGTTGTATTGAGAGAATTAAAGTAAAAATGGAAGCAAAGTTAGGGTGTAAGATAGACGGCCTTGACGGAATTCGAAAGGCTTGCTTTGAGCACGGACTGCACTGCATGTTGCCTAAAGGGATGTTTCCAGTTCAACGATGCATTGAATTACATTTCGACCTTGACGATTGGTATGAGGTTAGATTGTAACAATAGACTAATTATGTTTTAGCCTCGCGAATGCGGGGCTTTTTTATGGGGGCCGTATGGCAGAAACAAAAATTGAGATTTCTCTGCCAATTGTCGGCATCGCAGTTACGTTAATGTGTGGCGCGTTAACAGTCGTCGGGGGCATTAACGCAATGTATATGGCATCAATCAATGGACAACTCGCGTCCTTGGCTGAAAGTGACTCAAAGCATGCCGGTGATATCTCGGATCTACAAAACGGTATGATTGCGCTTCAAAACGAAATGACTAACGCGATTCAAGCGTACCAAGATCCAACGGATTATTGGGCTAGCTATTACGATGATGATGGTAAGTTTTATCAGCTGCGCTTACATAGGGCGCAATTTTTCAAGGAAAGAAAGGATGGTTAATTATGATGTATAAAATTGCAGAAAGTATCGACAAGAACAAAGGCTTGTTTGTCATGACGATTTTGGCGGCTTGCTTCTATCACTTCATGGTTGTGCCCTCGTCTGAAACCATGATGGCCTCAGACACAGATCGCATGATCCTAAAATTTGGTTTCTCGATTTTTGGATTGTACTTTTTAGCACGATTTTTTGACTGGATGAATGGAGTGGAGTTTAGAAATGTTATTGAAAATATCAATAAAGACCCCGTTAGTGCTGCATTTTACAATGGCTTTAGGCTTATCGCTATTGCCATCGTACTCTGTGGCATCTGATCAGTATGATCAGTTAATCAGAGACTCATGGGAAAAGCGAGTAAGGCATGTTCATTGGGGGCACGCTTGGGCTCAAGTTAAGCAGGAATCGGCCTTTCGCTGTGATGCTGTTTCTCCTGTTGGCGCGGCAGGGTGTGCACAGTTTATGCCTGGTACTTGGAATGATATGCAGCGACTTGGCATTGTTCCAGATAGCGCAACGCCATTTAACCCTCGTTGGGCTTTTGAAGCTCAAGCATATTACATGGACTATTTACTGAGGTTTTGGAAATCACCTAGAACACACGAGAGCTGGGTTAACTTAGCAACTGCAAGTTATAACGCAGGTGCGGGTAATATTTTGAAGTCTCAAAAGCTTTGCAATGGTGCTGTGGAGTATGGGGAGATTATGGAGTGTTTGCCTGTCGTCACAGGGCATCATCACAAAGAAACTCAACACTATGTGAAAAATATCAACAAGTACCGGATTGAAAGATTTGGAAAATAAGCCTCGCTATTGCGGGGCTTTTTTGTGAGGAAAGGGATTTATGAAATGGTATGTGTGGTTGTTAGTTTTTAGTAGCTTGGCGATTGGAGTGCTGATCTACAACGAACGACAACAAAACATAGGAAGAAATGAAGCGATCATTGAGTGCAATGAATCTGAGAAGCAAATTTTACTAGATATTATTGCTGATCTAGATCATCAGATAGAGGTCAAAGAGGCTTTTGAGCAGCGAGCTAATATGCTCATTCAAGAGTTAGAGACCGAAAAGGAAGCGCTGAGGATTCAACATGAAAGAGATATTGACATTTTCAGAGCGACTCAAACGAATGAATGTGGCGATTTGCCTCATGGTGATGCTGTTAACGGGTTGCTCTCAGGGGCGAACTTCCGTCTCAATTAGTGCAACTAAGTACATCTATCAAAAGCCGCCATTACCTCTAGTCGAAGCTTGCACCTATGAAGACTACACGGGGTCTGTATGGAACGACCTCGCTGAGTATGCAAAGGAGTTGCAACTCGAAATAGTATTTTGCCAGTTACAAAACGATAAGCTCAAGGAGGCTTACGAGCCCATTGAGTGATGCCATTTGACAAGGAGGTTAAGATGGAACAATTCTACGAATACCGAGTTCGTGAGATAAATGAACTCAAGCCTAACCCTAACAATCCGAATATTCATGATGAAAAAAATATTTCTGAGTTGGCCTCATCATTAAAAGAATGGAAATTTACAAACCCAATTCTGATCGATGAGAAAGATGAAATCATAGCAGGTCATGGACGTTGGCAAGCCGCCAAGCATATCGGTTATGAGCATGTTCCTACGATAACGCTATCAGGCTTATCCGAAGAGCAAAAAATTGGCTATATGATCGCTGATAACTCATTACCACACGGTTCAGTTTGGGATGAGGGTTTACTGCTTCAAAACCTTGAAGCATTAGAAGATATGGATTTTGACGTTGATCTCTTGGCTCTAGAGAATGTAGAGGGGCTGGATCTTTCTATGGACCTTGAAGAGTTAGAAGATGGTCATGCGCTCGATGCAGGGCGAGAGTTGAAAGAGTCTGGTACCAGGTTGGTTATAGGCGAATATTCATTTCCAATAGAGCGTGAGGTCTATTTAAAGTGGCAAGAGGAAGTGAGAGAAGCAGGAGGTTTTAGTCGCGATGAGGTTTTAGAGACCATTAAAGCGAGGCTTAAACTATGCTAAAACTCGTTCCTATCGATTCAGTTAAGCCCTCCACATATAACCCACGTAAAGCCGACATCGAGCGGCTAGATATTCTTGAGTTGAGTTTGAGAAAGCTTGGCTTCGTTCTTCCCCTATTTGCCGACGCTAACGGCGAAATTCTATCTGGCCACCAAAGACACCTTGTTGCTAAAGAGCGCTTAGGCTTAACTCATGTGCCTGTTTTCTTTACAGAGAAAATGGACATTGCTGATCGCAAAGCAATAAACATTGCGTTTAATCGCGGGACTAATGATCTCAACATCTCTGACACACCAACTAATATGACCGAGGCGTTAGCTAAAGCTAATCTCGTAGAAAGTTCGCTAATGGTTAAAGATCGAGATTTAGAAGACCGTAGTTTTTATCGGTGCCTAAATTCAAGGCCAGTGCTTGTTTCTGAGTTGGTTGATGCTAACCGTGGATGTTGGATTAACTACGCTAGAAACATGGCGCGAATGCTCAAGCGAAAAAAAGTAGACATGGCGGTTGTGTGCACACCTGATAATAAAGTCGTTAATGGAATTGGTCGCTTGCAGTACGCTGCAGAAAAAAGCATTGAGCGAATTGAGGTTATCTATATTTCTCACGCAGAGGCGGCGCTAAGTCATGCCATGCTTAATTTGCTCAGTATGGATTTTGATATTCATACTCGTTATGAGGACTTGCTCCGATACAATTCATTCAGACGGGCACGCCGAGCGCGGAGCTCACTTGGACAAGGTTTTATTTTTGCCGTTGCACCTAATTCACGCTCTAAGGACTTTGATGTAGAGACGGACAGCAACTCCAAACTTTGGAAAAGAACGTATGGCCGAAATGTTGTCGATTTTGGAGCAGGTCATTTAACTGAAACATACTTATTAAGAAGTATTGGTGTGAACGTTACGCCATTTGAGCCTTATCGATTAGGTGAGAGTGGGAATATCAACAAAGATGAAAGCATAGACTTGGCAATTGGCTTTTTAGAACAAGTCAGGTCTGGTAAGAAATTTGATTCTGTATTCATAAGCTCAGTTTTGAATAGCGTTCCTTTTGTTGCTGATAGGCGCAAGGTCGCTTGTATTTGCGCGGCGTTGTGCGGCCCTAAAACTCGCTTGTACGCATGTGCTAGTTCGTCTACCGACAGCACAAGCTTAAATGTAACCAAGGGCTCAGATGGGTTAGCGCAGCGACAGTCAACATACGCTACATTTGGCCTAGATTATGAAGATGGGATAACCATTGGCGACTTTCAAGAAAAGCCAAAGGTGCAAAAGTACCATTCTCCTAGTGAGTTCTACGCATTGTTTAAGCATTACTTTCAGACGGTTCGCGTAGAAGATAGTCTTAACAATGTTAGAGCTACGTGTATGACCATAGATTTTAAGGCGGTGGTTAAGGACCTCAAGTCAGCTTTGGAGTTTGAGTTTAATTTACCTTATCCAGATGGTTCCAAAATGGGTCTAACAACAATGGCAATAGAAGCGTTCGAAAAAAGACTAGGGGTGAAGTTATGATCATACCTGAGTCATGGACGTTCAAAAATGCTGATGTAGCGGATGGATTTGATAACCATGTTCGAGAGCAATTGCCTTGGTATCTAATAGCGACAAGTATGACGGCTCACCTTGCTCGGAACTATCTACCAGAGCAGGGAACATTTATTGACCTTGGTTGCTCTACGGGGAATATAACCAAGGCGTGTAAAAATGAGCTTGTTCATCGAAATGCTACGGTAGTCAATATTGATAACTCAGAAGAAATGGCAGCGCGGTTTGATGGTGTTGGTGATGTTACTACAGCGGATATTGAGTCTTATGAGATACCTGAGTTTGATGTTTGCGTAATGTTCCTATCATTGATGTTTGTCCCGGTTAGCAAGCGGTCTGAGTTGATTGCCAACTTAGTCCGTAAAGTTAACGCTGGTGGCGTGGTGATTATCGTAGACAAGATGGAGTCTTTTTCTGGTTATAGCGGTCAGGTGATTAGTCGGCTGACGATGGCCAATAAGTTAGAGTCGGGCTGTAGTGCTGACGACATACTTAAAAAGGAGCTTTCATTATCAGGAATCCAAAGGCCATTAAAGCCTGAGCTACTTGGACCATTTACTAAGTGGTTCCAAATGGGTGAGTTTTGCGGGTACCTGTTTGAGGGCACTTAAAACAGATTTGATAAGTAAGGGCCTAATAAGGCCCTTTTTTATTGCCAGTGAAACATGGAGGTTACATGGGCGGTTTTAATGCGCTTTACGATGCAATGAGTTATAGGCCGCGCAAGGTAACAGCCAAGCCGGAACCAGAACCAACACCAGAACCGGCACCAACGCCGGAACCAACGCCGGAACCAGAACCAGCCCCAAAACAAAGGAAATTGGTTCGCCGAAGAGTGCGGATATTCAAGCGCTATTAAACACAAAAGGATCTTGTGATGACAACCAAAGTTATCGATGTAAATAGCAGTTTCAAAGTAATAGCTAAAAAGGGCGCAACAGGTGTTATGCAATGCACTACGAGTGGTGGTGTGGTCTTCACTGTTGGCGAATCAGAAGATGGCAGAGGGCATACGCTATCTAACGGGCAGTTTTTTGGCTACGACGAGTTGGTGGCCGATCTATACGTAAAAGCTCGTGGGTCTTCTGCGACGATTGTTAATACATCTGGCTGATGGTTTTAAAGAACTCATATGCTTGTCATAGGTGTGCTTTGTTTTTTTTGATTGCGCGGATCGATCGATTAGTGCTCATTGATTGACTGGGCTTGTTGTTTGTGTGGCTTTTTGTGGCTCTTACCTAAGTTATTGATTATGATCGCTTTTTTATTCCCGAATGCATTATTTAGTTGCTATAATGATGCCATCAGCTCGTCTTTCGAGCTGATGATAGCGTACCCGCGCTACTACATGCTTTTTATGAATAAGGAAATTCATTTTCTTGAGTGAATTAGGCTCGTGATTTCTCTTTGGATCATTCCTGATTCATCTTACTGCTCAGCCCATTGACGATCTTCTTTGGGCTTTTTTTTATTTGGAGTTGTTTTTTCTATGGCAGAGTTAAGCAAGGTAAAGGCAAAAGACTGTTGTCATTGTGACCCTAGCGGGATTATCGATGATGGCAATGTGCTTTGCATGTGTAACGATGACTATTCAAAAATCGCAGAATTATTTGATAAAGAAATAGCGATAAATGGGTATGTGAAGAAAGAAGCACAGCCGAGTGAAAAGCATGATTAGCAAAGTGGTTTTATGCGTATCAGAAAGCCGAGAAAAATCATCTCAAGTTAAGCGACTTTTTGAGCACTTAGGTTTTGGCAGTGTTGCGACAGGAACATTTACCAAACACAAAATACCAGACGAGTGCCAGTTAGGTTATATCGAATACTCTTATAAGAATTTTCCTGAGATAGAGAAGTTAGCAGCTAGTTTCAATAAGAAGGGGGTCATATTTTTGGTGCATGCCGTTGAACCAAATGAACCGTTTTTGAAAGAGCTGCAAGCCTTATATCCACTAACAATGCTTACGCATGTTGGACTGCTTAACTTGTCTGTTTTTAGAGCAAGCATTGGCTTAGTTGAGAGTAAATATCAATATTTTGCAAGGCTAAGTAAGGTCAGAAAGTTTGTATTGTGTGAGAGCAATGCGAAACTGAAAGCGCTAATTGAAGAAAACTGCAATATCTCTGAACTTATACTCAACTTGCTTTACCACCATAAACCTGCATTTTATGAAGATCTTGTTGGAGAACTTGATCACCATTCGCTGAGCGATTTCCACTTCATACAATTTATGAGGGGAGGTGGAGGGAACAGCATTGCAAACGCGCGGTTAGAAAAAATTAGTAAAAAGAATAGCTTAGCTTACTTTGCCAATAAGTGCTTTGCTCATAGATGCTTAAATAGTGGCGACCTAGTTAACTATAGTGTCTATTGTTTGGAATCTTTGAACTTCCATCCGTTTGATTCAGATAGTTTGTCAGGAGTGATTTTCTCAGCTCTGGTAACTGGTAAAAATGATTGCGCAGTAAGAGGCATTAAACTCAGAGAAAGGTTTGGTATGTTGTCTATTAATGACTTCAATAAACTTTCTCTTTCTGTTTTTGCTAGAGCGTTAAGTTCAAAGCATTCATTTCAGAATTATATTTACTCTAGAAAGCTCCGCACAAAGCTACTTACTAATTTGGTTAAAAAGTTTGGGCTTGGCCAGAATAGTTACGTTATTTCAATATTTGAACTGTTTTTTGTCTTTTTGGCTGTTCGTGTCAACAAGAGAAAAGCGGCAATCTTATTGCTTTCTCGTTGGGATTCGAAAGGGTACAAGCTAGAGAGTGCCGGCATGCCACTAGTCATTAAGCAAACAGTTTTTGTAGAGTTGGGTAGCTTGCGTGAGTCCAAAAGGCTGTTTGACCTAGTGACTAATACTAGTGACAAAATGCCTGATGGCTATATGGATATAGTTAAAGCCAATTATAAGAAGCACAAGACCCTATTGAATCAGTACAAATTTTTGAGAGTTAACTTTGAGAAAATTAGTTATAAGACGATCCTTGAAGTTTATAAGAAGTATCCACTCTCATACGAAATTAATGCGGTCTTTTCTCGTAAGGCAATTTTAGGTCGCGATTTTATACCGGTTGAAGCTGTAAGAAGACAGCTATCCAATAACATAAGATGCCTCAATAAAACTAGTAGTTAAATTTTATCAGCATTAAATTTAGGATGTTTAAATTGTTTACTCTAATTGCTTGGAAATATGCCAGCTTTCGCCACAAGAACATGATGCTTGGGCGAATGATAGAGCTGTCAGTTGTTGTTTTGTTTTGGGGAGCTATTACCGTGCTCTGTATGGCGGATGATCATGAGGTTATGCTTTTGCTATACGCATTTTGTGTGGCGTTATTTTGTATGGCTTTGTGCTTCTTTTTCAAAAAAGCAGATTTCTTACGAAATGCAATGCCTGACTAAATAAGGCTAGTGTTATGGATATTGTACCTATTTTGCTTATCCTGTTCTTAGTAGGTTTCGCTTTAGGTCGATGGAGCGCCTACCGCCCTCTTCTTAAAGCGAAGTCTAACTTTGAAATAGAAAAGCATCAGTATCAATTTGATCAAATGAAAGCTCGGCAAAAGCCTAGTGATAAATAGTAACCAGAAACCCGAGCATAAATGCTTCGGGTTTTTTTATGTCTTTTGTTTGAGCTTTTGCGAGAGCTCAAACAAAAAAAACGAATGCAATCATTTGTGTTGTGGCCAAAGTCTGCAGAGTCGGTGAGCTGATAGCAAAATAAAAAATAACTTAGAGTGAGCCGGAGGGTAAATGAGCACAATAGTGGATCTTGAAATACATGCTGGGGCTGATTATAGGCATGATTTTTATGTCTATGAGTCTGACGATACCTCTGAGCCTCGCGACTTGTCCGGTGATGATATTGAAGCTACTTTTCGTTCTGATGATGCGAATGGCAGAGAGTTATTCACCCTTACTCTTGGTGATGGTCTGACATTTGTTGATCCAGAGGGTGGCCAAATCAGAATGACAGTTAAACGCGAATTGACTGAAAGTTTAAGGTTTCGTGATGTTGAGATCAGCGGTACGTATGACATAGAACTAACGGATGTTAGTGGCTTTCCTCGCTCTCGAATCGTGCAAGGGTCACATTTGATTTCTAGAGATAATACGAGAGGAAATAACGGAGAGTAGCTATGGCTTGCCTTAAAATTGATCGGATTTATAACCCATTCAAAATTGAAGAAACAGACGTTACGGCAGCATTCAAAATATTTGAGTCTGCCGTTTTTTGTGTGCGTTCGAACAGGCGTCTGTTTGTTGTGCAGCGAGAGCCTAGGTTGTTTATCCGATTAGAGCGAACCTATACGGGCATTATCACTGAAAGAAAGAATACAGGAGCTATTTCACCTCATGAGCGATGAAACCATACTAACGATAAAAGGCTCAGAGCTCCGTGAGGTTAGTTCTGAGGATTTCGAACTTCAAGCTATTGGCTTTGGTGAGTCAGACGATGGTCATGGGTTAGATAATTTTCGTTTCAACATTTACTCATCTGAAACGATAGACAGGCTTGAGCAAGAAAGCGTATCTCGCGATCTGGTTTTGCAAAACAACATTGATACTGTTGAGTATGAATCCCAACAAGCTGACTTGCTCATATCTCAAATAGTCGAAAAAAATAATGACGACTCCTTATCCCGCGATAACGCATTGAGTTTAAGGATCGCGCAAGAGGTTCATGATCGACAAGAAAGCTTTAGTTACCTTAGATTGGAATTAGACCAAGAGATAACAGATAGGCAAGATGCTGACACCGCCATAAACCTCCGCATAGATAATCTTGAATCAGATACTAGCGATGGCTTTGATACGTTGAGCCAACGCATAGCATTAGAAACCCAGAACCGCATAACAGCAGACGCGATCTTGCAGGGCAATATTGATTCCGAAGAACAAGCGCGAATTGCAGCGGACCTAGCTTTAGGTCAAAGAATCGATACAACGAACGACAATCTAGCTCAAGAAATTGAAGATAGAACGGACGCTGATGATGCTCTGGGTTTGCGAATCGATACAACGAACGAAAACCTAGCTCAAGAAGAGCAAGATCGGATCGATGCTGATAACGCATTGGGTGTTCGAATCGATGATGTTGAGGATGACCTGTCTCAAGAATCACTTGCGCGAATCGCAGGGGATGAGGCTCTAGGAATTAGAATTGATGATGTTGAGTCAGATTTGGCTCAAGAGTCTTTGGCTCGAATTGCAGGGGATGAGGCATTAGGGCAAAGAATTGATGGTGTTCAGTCTGACTTGTCTCAGGAGGCAGAAGACCGAATAGCCGCAGATGAGCAGCTGCAAGAAAATATCGATACAAACGCTACTGAGATTGCACGCTTAGAAAGTAGTAAGGAAGATAACATTCCTTATGGGCAAGCAGGGTACATGACCATCGTCAATGATACTGGCGATGGCTTTGAGTTTGTCCCTCAGCCCTCTTATGATTTTATCCAAATGCATGGCGCGCTGTCTGAGTATACGGATGTAACTGATCCAACCATTATCGGTGTTGTTACTGGCGACCCGTTAAATAATTTCTTGTATCGAGATATTCCACCGCAAATTCCAACGACAAACGATGACAATGTGCGTTTATCTCCTAATGGTTATACGTACATTGCGCAAGAAAATTTTGATGTTGAAATCTCAGATGGTGATGGCGAGATTTCAATAACTTCGGGCGATTTTATTATATGGAGCGGTGATCGTTGGAATCACATTCCTGTTGAGGTTGGCGCAGGTGTCGATGGTTTAAATAACCTAACAGGCATGATTACTTTAGCGGGAACCGATGGCATCACCGTTACCACGAATAGTTCTAATGGGACCATCACAGTTACGGTAGATGCTTCTGTAGCGCGCACTAGTGAGTTAAATGCGGTTATTGCTCGTGTTACTCAAAACGAAGCCGACATCGAGTCTGTGACGAATGAGCTTAACTCTCACTCATCAAATACGACTCTTCATATAACTTCGGCAGAGCGCACCGCATGGAATAGTAAAGCAGAGGGAGAGCATGAGCATGATTGGGATGATTTGGTTAACCCTCCTGCTCAAGCAACACGTTGGCCGACTCATGATGAAGTGACAGGTAAACCGGACACGGCAACGCGATGGCCTACACACGATGAAGTTACGGGGAAACCTGATCAAGCGGTTAGGTGGCCTGCTGCAACAGAGGTGACCGCGGGAACGTTTGGTACAGGTGTTTTGATTCCTTGGGCGAACGTTGAGGGCGCACCCGCTCAGGCAACTCGTTGGCCAACCGCTGCAGAAGTGACAGCCGGAACTTTTGGTACAGGTGTTGTAATGCCTTGGGCAAACATAGACAGCCCACCTGCACAAGCCACCCGATGGCCTACACACGATGAAGTTACGAGTAAGCCTGATACCGCGACTCGTTGGCCGACTTATGATGAAGTTACGGGCAAGCCTACAACTTACCCACCATCCTCACACAGCCACCCTTGGGACCAAGTAACAGAAAAACCCGCTCAAGCAACTCGTTGGCCTTCTGCTAATGAGATTGGAGTTGGTGAATTTCCGGCAGATGTAACCATACCAGGGGTGCAAGTTAACGGCACGGTAGGAAGCGCAACGACAGCGACAAACCAAAGCGGTGGCACTGTCAGTGCGACTACTGGCGCTTTTTCCGGAGCAGTAACAATTCAACCTGCCGAGAGTGACAATAACCCAGCGAGTAAAGGTTATGTTGATCAGCAAGACTCCTCGTTAGAAGAGCGAATAGCTGCAATTGAAAGCTCTCCTGCGGGGCAAATAGCTATTGATGGGTGTTACTTGTCAATGACAGCTAATAATCCTGCCGTAGATTTGGGATACGGTGTTTGGGCTCTTATTTCTGGTGATGCAACCCTATCATTTGGAGATGGGACTGCTAGAGACGGTGCTGTTGTTGGTACGAATGCTCACACCTTAACTGCCGCTCAAATGCCGTCACACACCCACACTGGGCCAAGTCATAGTCACAGCACACCGAACCACACGCACACCGCTAGTTCAAACAGTACAGGGGCGCACACCCATGCGCAAAACTGTGGCGCGTGGACTGCGGATACAAGTTTTAACCGCGGCGCTTACGGGCAGACTGGAGTTAGTGGCCATAATAACGGCATTTTGTCAGCAGGAGCCCACAGCCACACAATCACAGTTAACAGTGGTGGCGCAGGAACTACAGGTGCGGGAGGAACTGGCGCAACAGGAGCTGCAGGCTCTAACGAAGCTCACAACATCCAATCAGCCAGAATCCTAATCAACGTATGGCGAAGAACAGAATAATTAATAAGGACCCTAATTTATGGGAATTACCAAAGACAGATACGGGGTAGCGATGCCCTTTTTCACTCCTGAGCAACAACTAGATGCAGGAACGTACTTTGTTCAGTTCGCTGTATTAAGCACGTTAGAGTCAGGCGAAGTTATTTATAACGGTGGTGACAGAATCCAAGTATTAGCGGGTGAAGTTATCGCGGTACCGAGAGGTGTCATTTCAGTTGAGTGCTCAGTCGACTTTAGAGCGTCGGGTAAATTCTCAACTACGCCATTAGAAATGCCGAAAATCACCAAGCAACCGGAAGACGTATCGGTAGCCGATGGAGGGGGAGCAACGTTAACGGCTCATGTAGACGCGAACGCAACTGAGCTCCAATGGTTTAAGGACGATGCAGAGCTCAGCGGTGAAACAGAAAACACTCTCACCATTGCAGCTGTAGAGCCCTCAGACGAGGGGGATTACTATTTACAGGTAGGCAATGCATTGGGTCATATCAACACAAACACAGTGCGCATAGACATCGTTACAAAGGCGTAGGTATCACTCTCAATTCCTGTATTTATGAATAAAAACACATTTCAGTGAATAAAAGTGAGAAATTACACGGGGTAAATACCTCGCTTACTTCGAAAAGGTGCATAAACCGTGAATAATTTAATTGATCTTGTCATGAGCGGCAAGATTTGCATTGATCGTCAGTCGGTGAGCAAGGGGCTTAGCTGTAATTCTATTGAATAGAGTGTGGGTCTAGACATAGCAATGGGTAGCGAAGTTAAGACCATTAAATTGTGACAAAAATCTCGGTAATTTAGCCGCTTCTTTCATGGAGCGGCTTTTTTATTGGCGGAATAAATATAATTAATACTCAAAAAAACGGGGGATTGTGAATTATGAGCATTACACATCCTTGGGTGATGTATGGCTAAGAGAGGACGACCACCTAAACGAACGAAAGCTAAAGATAAGCTGTTTTTCGAAATTCTAGAAAATGGAGGTTCTTTCAAGCAAGCCGCAGAAGCGGCGGGTTACAGCTACAGCCTAATTATGAAAACAAAACGTGTTGATGAGGAATTTGCCGAGGCGGTAGAAAATGCAGAAATTATCGCTGGTGAAGTCAGATTTCAGAAATACAAAGAAATGCTGGATGACATGGTTGAAAACGGCTGGGTAGAGAAAAAGATTATAAGTAAAAAAGTAGGAGACAAGATACACACAGAGATGGTTAAAACTGAGAAAAGGTCGATTGACTTGTTTAAGTTCGCAATCAAGGCAGAGGAAGCAGGGCGCTTTAACTTTGATCGAGAAGTTAAGGACGACACAGAGATTGAGTCGCCACCGATAAAAGTGGAATTTGCTGTTTCTGAGCCAGTTAGAGCCGTGGAGGTGACGCGTGGGAAAACTGAGGCTTAGTGCTCCACAAAACATTTTCCTCAATGGACTGAATACTAGATTTCGCGCTTATGTTGGTGGCTTTGGAAGTGGCAAGACGTTTGTAGGATGTTTGGATCTTCTGCTTTTCCTCATGGCACACCCAAAAACAAAACTCGGTTATTTTGCACCTACATTCTCAATGATTCGTGATGTGTTTATACCAACACTAGAAGAGGCAGCAGAATTACTCGGTTTTCACGTTGATTTTATTGAGTCCCACAAAGAGGCTCATATTTATTGGGGGAAGCGTTTTTACGGCACAATCATTTGTCGCTCTATGGATAACCCTAAGTACATCGTTGGTTTCAAGATAGCTAGAGCCCTAGTTGATGAAATAGACGTTATGGAGCCGAACAAGGCCGACCACGCTTGGAAAAAGATCATTGCTCGTTTACGTCTAAAAGTGAAAGGCGTTGAAAATGGTGTTGGTGTTACTACTACACCAGAGGGCTTTAAATTCGTTTACAAGAAATTCAAGAAGAACCCAACCAAGTCATACAGCATGGTTCAAGCCAGTACGTATGAGAACGAAGAGTTTCTTGCTGACGGATACATTGAATCGCTTTTTGAATCCTACCCGCCTGAGTTGATTAGCGCGTACCTAGAGGGGCGTTTCGTAAACCTATCCGGTAGTTCTGTTTATGGCAGATTTAACCGTTTCCAAAATGAATCCAAACAAGAGCTAGACCCAACACGACCACTTCTAATAGGCATGGATTTTAACGTAAATCCGATGTCTGCCGTTGTGTGCCAAATGTATGGCCCCGAACTACACGCTATCGATGAGTTAGTACTAGATAACTCAGACACAGAAAGCATGGCTCTAGAGATAAAGAACCGGTACCCGCAATGGCATGAAAACGGCCAAATAGACATATTCCCCGATGCGGCCGGAAACCACAGACAAACCAGTGCCAAAAATACCGACCACCAAATTCTTGAAAATCACGGTTTACGTGTCGTTGTTGATGGCTCTAACCCGCGAATCAAGGATCGTGTTAATTCCATGAATGCACGGATTCTTAACAGCAAAGGCACTAGGTACTTATTTGTGCACCCTCGATGCTCAACGCTCATTGAATGCTTGGAAAGCCAGATATGGAATGACAAGGGAGAGCCTGACAAGAAGCAAGGCTTTGATCATTCAAATGATGCTCTTGGCTATTTGGTTTGGCAATTATTCCCAATATCGGGAGACATATTTAGACAGAGGAACGGACGTTGATTCTTAACACAACGCAACACGTTGTCACGATCGGAACTGATGTAACCGACCAATGGCAGTTATCTGATGATGTTTTTGAGGGAACTCACCGCCTTAGGCAAAGGAAGATTAAGTATTTGCCTAAGTTAGAGGGCGAATCGAAAGAAGCCTACGAAATGCGACTTAAAAGAGCCGTATTGAAGAACAAGTATAAAAAGACTCTCACTAAGGCAGTTGCCAACCTACTCAAAAACGGAATCACCACCACATTCGAAGAGGCAAACGTAGACGGGAAAGGAACCAACTTAAAAGCTTTCCTCCGAAAGATGGGAGTTAGAGCCGTTAAGTATGGAATCAGTTATGTGCTTGTCGATACGCCAAGTTTTGAGGGAGAGCCGAATACCTTAGAAAAGGAACTTTATTCGATTAAACCGTATTTCTCGATTCTCGATAACCTAACGGTCACAGAAATTAAATACGGCATTCTTGGTTCAACCATTGAGCTTCAATACTTCGAATTTAAAACCACATTGCCGGAATACGAGGGAGAGCTAAGAAAGGTTTATGAGCTCCACGTAGATGGTGACACCAAGCTTGTGCAATGGCGAATTGAAAAGGAAGAGGGCGAGGGTAAAGAACGCCGATTACTTGAAACTGGAATTATCGATATTCCCATTATTCCCATCGTCCCTGTATACGGCTCAGATAATGATGATGTGTTTGTGAACGTGCCTCCTTATCTGGATTTGGCTTATTACAACCTTATGCATTTTCAAGCCACTTCTGATGCGGGTATCGCTCATTTTGTTGCTGCTACCCCAATGCTCTTTATGCGTGACTCATCGGTGGCCAAGCGTGATGACAAGGGAAACGTCATTGAAGACAAGATCAACATATCCCCCTGGTCAGTAATCAAAACGAGCGCCAATGATAGCGAAGTTAGTTGGGTAGAAACTCAAGGCGCAGCACTTACCCAGCATCGCGAATGGTTAACGCACATTGAGACAGATATGGATGAACTGTCCATGAATCTTAATTTGCAATCCCCTGACGCTACAGCTACCGCGAATAACCTACAGGCCGCTGATAACCAAGCCGGAATCGAATTTGTGAAAGACGAGATTGAGCGTGCCGCTAGGATGCTAATCAAAATCGTGAGCATCTTTGATTCGTCTATCCCTACTGGCGAGTTTGAAATTAACGCAGTGGGTATTGGCACGATTACACCGGAACAAATAGCAACCATTGAAACGCTACATGGCAAGGGCCTTATATCTGATGAAGCTTACGTTGAAGTAATTAATAAAACGCTGCCCTTTGATATTGAATACGACAAGGACGCAGAAACCGAAAATGACGAGAATCCGAATAGTGATCCTGATGACGAGGAACTAGAGGAAGAATCTCAAGAAAACGAAACTGAGGAATAACTATGCCGATTGATACTAACGAGCTGCAAGAGTGGCTAAATACCGATGATGGTAAAGCGTGGAATGAAACGCACACCTCTGATTTGCGAACCGAAGTTGGAACGTACAAAGGAAAAGTGAAGGAGTTTGAGACGCAAAACAAAGCGCTTTCTGGTGAAGTTACCACTCTTAAAGCTGATCTTGAGAAAGCCGTCAAAACTCCCGAAGAAATGGATGCTGACACAAAAGCTAAGATTTCGGCATTAGAGGGGAACCTCAAGGAAGTGCGCGGCCAAAACTCCGGCTTGATGAAAAAGATTCAAACAGGTCATGTAAACGGCTTGATTGACCAAGCTATCAAAGCAGAGGGCGGTAATCCTGACCTGTTGTATTTACAGGTTCGCACTCGAACGGTTGTAGATACTGACTCACAAGGCAACTCAGTTATCCACGTTGTCGATGACAAGGGTAACAAGATGTATGACCAAAACGGCAACCCAGCGGGTGTTGATGCGATTGTTCGTAGCTTAAAAACGAATGACAACTTTAAACCTGCATTCAAAGAACAAGTTAAATCCGGCTCAGGCCATCACCAATCCTCCACTTCAAAACCAAACGATAAAAACGCGTTAGATATGGACGTTAAAGAACTTAACGATCCTAAAAGCCTAGAAAGCTTGCTGTTTAAGTAAGTCTATTTCACTCGTAAATCAAAACTACTAAATTAAATACTGGAGAATTTCCTATGCCTGAATTTCAAGGTGAATACGTACCAGAGAATGGTCTTGAGTACATCATTGCATCAAACCTAAAGAAAAACCGCTTAGCTACTTCTGGCTCAATGACAACAACACCTATGACCGTTGCGAATGCAGGTTATCTAAATGTTCAACCTTTCTGGGGCGATCTGCCGGGTGTGTTTACAGATAACCTCACTGGTCAGCCGCTTAATTTTCACGAAATTGATGGTGGTAACTTTTCCGCTCCAATTCTGAACGTTGAAAACGGTTGGACTCGAGAGGGCGTTAAAGATGCATTCACGATGGGCGATCGTCGCGTAATTATGGAAATGCTAGGTAAAGTATCTAACTTTTCTATTCGCGAAATTAACCGCCTTTCCTTGCTTATCTCTGTTGCGGCTACAGCGGGCGCTAACACCGATGAGTGGCCGACAGTCATGGATATGTCGGATGTTGGCATTGGACTAGCGCACCGTCATATCACACGCGCTCTAGGTATGTTTGGAGAGCAGCAAGACGAAGTAGGTACGCTTTGGGTTCACTCTGATGTGCAAGTACATCTAGACGAGCTAAACCTTATCTCAAACCAAGCTGCTTATCCTGGTCAATACATGCCTTATGGCCGTGTTGGTAAATTAACGCTGATGGTGGATAACACTCTCACTCCTGCTGTGGTTGAAGATGACAACGGCGATGATGTGAATATTTACCCAATGCTGCTAGGTGCGGGTGAGTTCTTTGCTTATGGCGATGGCTCAATCCCTGCGAAAGTAGCGGAAACTGATCGCGATGTGACAGGCGACAACGATAAGCTGGCGACTCGTCAGCGTATTTGTCTGCATACCTTTGGTACCCGTTACGAGCCAGTTCAATCAAACCGAGCGGCTACACTGGCCGAAGTTCTGGACGCTAACAACTGGCACTCATCATTCGAAAACGTAGAAACGGGCGGCTATCCATTCCGTACAGCGCTACTCATGGCGTCACTTAACGATTTCGAACCTGCTACGCCATAAGCTCAAGCTGAATTGAATTAATCTGCAAGCCCTGCATAGGTAGGGCTTTTTTATTGTTAGGGGATCACATGTACAAAGTAGAACAATTTGAAAATACAGCTGAGTTAAAAGAGTACGCGAAAAACCGCTACCAGTTAGATATTCGCGGAAACCTAAGCCTAGAAAATGCGATTGCCTCATTTAATGAGCAACTAAACGAAGCGAGTAAAGCTATGGAAAATTCGAAAACAGAAAAACCGCAAGACACACCAACCCCAACACAAAAGCCAAAGAAAAAAGAAACGGCGGCTGAACGCGAACAGCGCATGATGCGTGGCCAAAAGCGTAAAAAGAACATTGCTTCTGCGTCAGCATTGCAAATCGTTCGTGACGGACGCAAGGCGCGAGGTCAGCGCTAATGTATTGCACCATGGAACAAGCCGAAGCGTACTTTAATGATTTTTATGGAATCGACAGTGAATGGGAGTATGTAGACGAAGACGTTAGACGCAATCTGCTAAACCGCGCAACCTTAGCAATTGATAGTCGTTTTGGTCAGTCCTTCCGTGGCGAAATTTACGACCAAGAACAAGCTAACTTATTTGGCAGAACGGAATTTGTAGATGGTAACGGGCGAACCATTCCAGAAAACACAATTCCAACCATGCTTATTAGAGCAACGGCAGAACTCGCACTCATGGCGTCTCAGGACGATGATATTTTTGGAGCTGATAATCGCACAGGTATTCAGTCTGAAAGCGTCTCCGTGGGCTCTGTGTCGACTTCTACGGCTTATACCAATAACGGATCTTTTACTGATGAAACTGGAATGATCTCCGTGATGTTATCTGCCTTACTTACGGGTAACTCGGATTCCTCATTCTCGTTCGGTCAATCCTCAAGGGGGTGATATGGCCCAATTCAACTACGCCAAGACAAAGAAAAAAGCTCAAAAGGTAATACGTAATGCGGGAGCCGCTTTTATTGTCGAACGTAATGGCCGCAAGAAGCGCGGCTACATGGTTATGGATGGCGTTGAGAAAGGGTGGCGTGATGATCATTTAACGGAAACAGAAACGGCAACTTGTATTTGTGATATCGAAGTGCTGCAAGGTGATGTGCTTCGATTCTCAAAGCTCAAGATTGAATACCGCGTACTAGATAGCTCACCAGAACAACCAAATGGTGAGCCTCTTTTCTGGAATGTCTCTATTTCGAGGTGATCACATGGTTACTCAAGAAATTGATTTAAACAAACTGGCAGAGGCGTTAGGTAAATCACTCACAAACAATATCGGCTTTCTCGCAGAAGAGTTAGCCGATGTGATCATAGTCAAAGCCCCTGTAGAAACGGGGCGCATGGTTCGCTCCATTAATGTGAATGATGGAAATAATCCCGTTTTAACGGATACCTATCGCAGCCAGAAAATTGAGAAAAACGTTCAAGGCGTTAAGGCCTCTCAAAAACTAAAAATTCGCAGTGCTGTAAACAGACGAATTAAGCGCAGAGGCGTTAATCGTAGAGCAAATATTTGGTGGATCACTTCTGCCGCTCCTTACTCAACTCACGTTCATAGTGGCCAAGCTTATCGAAACCGCATCAAAGGAATGCCAAGGCGACAGCAACGGGCAGCGTTCGCCAACATGCGCGACAAGATGGAACAGCGAGGACAAACGCAGTACGAGCGTAAAACCGGACAAGGCCATAACTTTTTCAGTATCAAATCTAATGAATTAGCTAGTGCCGCTAGAAAGGCCGCAAGGCGCAACCGACTGAACAAGGTGAACGTATGATTTCAGATATACACACTGGCTTTCACTCCCTCATAGCTGACGCACAGCTCGGCATCGATGTTAAGTACGAAAATTTGGTATATCAGCCCCAGTTAAAAGAGGCCTATGGAATATTCCAATTGGGTCCCGTTTCTACTGAACGGCAAAGCCAAGGTAAGTGCTCATGTTTGACGTATGTAGGAGAGGCCACGTTAACAATCAAAACCGATGTTAAAACGGGCGTTGATGAAGCGTATCAACTTGCTGACAAGCTAATCACGTTCATCATGGAGAACGGGCTCTATTCTGGCTTGAAAATGATTGAGCCGCCATTTGTGGGGGCTACCGAGCAAGAGTTTGATTGGTTGGCTTTACCAATATTTATCCCTTATCAAAAGGATTCCTAATGACTAACAAACGAGTCACGAAAACTACTGGTGCGAAAATAGCGAGTGGTTCTAACGTAATATTGAAGCGTGTATTTGAGCCGACATTTGGTGTGGCGGGTGATGAAATAGAGCAACAACGTTTTACCACTTATTCGCCATCATTCACCAAGAACGAAGCAACCGACCCAACGGTTAACGGTAATCGACAAGATACAGAAACGCGATTTACGACAAGAGAGCTTACTTTTTCACTTGAAGCTGTTTTATCTCACGCTGACCAAGATCCTCTCATTGCTTCTGCTATGTGGTCCAATTGGAGTGATACGGATGAAAACGGAGAGCGCGTTATAAGCATTGGTTCTCCTGCTGTTATGTCTTCTTACACGTATGAAGCCGACCAAGTTGATATCGATACACAAAGACGCTTCAAAGGCTTGGCCGTAAACAGCATGACCATCACATCACCTCTAGATGGTAATACGTCTGTCACTTACGAAATGATTGGACAGGAAGAAGTAAAGGTTGAGACGGCACTAGGTGACGCTACACCTTATGAAAACAATCAAGCCTATACACACATTGGCGGTGAGATTGATTTTGCAGGTATTGAAGATTGTATCATTCAGTCGTTCGATGTGACGATCACCAACAATGCAGCTGCCGATTTTTGTTGGGGTGAACGTGGTGCACACTCAATTACAGAAGCGAACGTGGAAGTAACTGGAAACCTCACTCTTTTCTACATCAATTCAGTTATCAACGACATGTATCTCGATGATGCAGAGGGAACATTAAACGTGATCTTGAAAGACGAGGACGACAATGAGTTTGAACTCGATTTTCAACGCATTCAAGCCACTGGCGCGGATAACCCATTCGCAGCCGGACAGCGCGTTGTCACATTGCCGTTTCGTGCATTAGCCGCGAAAGACGGTAGCCATGATGCGCTTACTATTAAGGCGCGTGGTTATAGCGATGTTCCTGACCCTGACGCATTAAAACTTGATACACCAGAACCACCACAAGAATAAATGCAATCAAACGGTTCTTCCTCGAGCTTTGCCAGGGAGAACTTTTGCAATCAATTCCAACTCCTGCAGCAACCGGCAACAACCTAACTTGCAATCAAAAGGTATTTTATGGCTATCGAAGTCGCAGCAAAACCCGTTATTGAAAAACTAGAAGACCTAGAGGTTTCGTTTCTATTTGAGGGTAACGAGTACAAAGTATTTGTTACCCCTTTTGGATCATCCCGATATTTCGCAGCAAGTAAGTTGCTGTCTCAATCAGAAAACCAAGGCGAACAGGCTGAGGGATTTAATCAATACGTAGCTACGCTTATCACTGGTTGGGACTCCCCTGAGTTTTTTGGTGGTGAGTATAGCCATCAGTTGGCATTGACTATCTGTGATAATCCTAAAAACATTTGGTTTACGTTAGCAGTTAGCAAGCAGGTGACAGAAACCGTAAAAAAGTAAGCGAAGCTGAAAAGACGATTATTGAGCAAATAAAAAACTCAACGGTATTGAATGCTGTCTGTGGCGACAATAAAACCTTGAGAGAACATCAGCTTTCAGTGCAAAAGGACTTGGCAAATAATCGATTTAAAAACCCAGAAAAGGTAATGACGTCGATTGGCGAACTGCTTAAAGAGCAGCAATTCACTAGCCCTAAGATTCTTGATGATGTCCTATTTATTTTTAAGAGACTCATTCATTTATCTGCTGTTGAAATAGAAACTTTGTGTCGTCTTTATGGGGTGAGTCTTTTGCCATGGGAAATTGATCTTTTATATAAAATGAAAGCCGCGAAAATTGAGGAGGTGTCTAATGTCTAATATCGTTACTGCGGTAAAAATTGCTGTCGACTCAGGGGCTTTAGATTCCGCAACAAGTAAAGCCGATGAGCTTAGTAAAACGGCAGGTGTAAAGATTCCCGATGGATTCAAAAAAGCAGCCACCAGTGCAGTTGCGGTTACGGCCGCTATTGCTGCTGCTGTAACTGCTGCAGAAAGCCTGAGTAACGAACTTGAGCAACAATCCCAACGTGGTTACGATTTTTATAACACAATGGATAGCCAAGTTAGACCTTCGATGGTCTACATTGCTGAAACTATCGAAGCGCAAAACGCAGCGTTAGATCAGCAAAAAGATTTGGCGGCCGTGGCTTCTGCAAATATGGCTATCGGTTGGAATAAGGTGAAAATTGCAGCGGGTGGGGTATGGCAGGAATATGGCCTAGGCATCAAGAATGCGGAGGAAGCGACAGATAAATTCATAAAGGATTTTGCTGATAGCTTGGCAACAGACCAAATCAACGAAGAAAACGGTATACTGGATAACTTTTTCGGTAAGCGTGAGGCTATTGACAAGCGGTCGGAGGAGATTCAAGCATCTATTCGTAAAGATATGGATAAGATGAATGAAGCTGCTGAGACTCTATCTCAGGCAAGCGCAGAACGCCGACTTCAAAGACTTGAAGGAATGAACGATACAGCCCGCGAACGGCGTGATAAGCAATTTGCGCAAGAGATTAAAGAGCGCGAAGCAGCAATAGTTTTAGCCGCCAATGATTCTCAAAAGGAAGCATTAGAGGCGGAGTTGAAGCGTTTCAAGGAGGCTCAAAAAAACTTCAATGACCATTTGAATGAGCAAGAGCAAATGGCAGCTGAGGCAGAGCAAAGGCAGGCGGCTGAGGGGGTTAGGCAATTATGGCTCAGGAACCAAGAGGCTGACGTCATACTTGCCGACCAAATAGGCAAAGAAAAAGAGGCGTGGAAAGAGCGATATGAACAAGGCTTGATTGATGAAGAAGCTTATAAAATGGCTTTAACAGAAATCGAGGTGACGTACCAAAATGGATTGGCTGATATCAGAGAACAGGCAAATGCAGAAGCTGTAAAAGTTGCTAAAAAAGCGGCGGAAGATATGAGCAGTGCTACTAGCTCGGCGCTTTCTATTTTGGATGATGATTTAGCGAATTTATTTGATTCTATTAATTCACTGGTTTCTGTTTTACAGACGTTGAAAATGGTTGATGGTGCAGGTGGGATCTTTGGGCTTGCGGGTGGAATCGGAGGGAGCGGTGGCGGCCTTTCAAGCTTCGGGGGAATCTCAGTAGGTACAGTATCAGTAAGCGTGCAAGGTAATACTGACACTGTAGGAATGAAGAACTCAGCTCAAGAGGGTGTTTACGGTGCTCTCAATGGCATTGTTAAAGATACGTTGGCTAAAGAGTCGAAGTATGGCGGGATATTCAATCCATCATCTGGAACACACAGAATGTAAATGCAATCATTAGTGCTTTTCTCGAGCTTTGCCAGGATGTGGATTTGCAATCAATAACGTCTTGGCCACAAACCGGCACCGTGTTTGATTGCTATCAAACTTTACGAGTGACCAAGCCTAGCTCTTCAAGAGCAGATGCAAACTCGCTTCTTAGCTCAAAAGTGAAATGATCATCTTTCGGCTTAGTTCCATCGTGTATGACTGAAAACCACATAATAGAATCATCCGCTTTTCTTCGCTCGGTTGGTATGACTTCTAATTCATCTGCAATCATTACACTAAAACTACCTATTAGGCCATTTGCCCCGTTGCCATGATATCCAAGGTGGTGGCCTATTTTCCTACATGTAGTTTTCATATCCTTTGAGTTGAAATGAAAATCAAACATCTTGAGGTGATTTTCCGTGAGTTTTTCTTTTTGAATCAAAGAGAGCAAAGCGTCCATGTAGTTTTGCTTCGTTATTACGTTACTTTCCATCACTAAGCCTGCGTAAGTAGTCTGCCAGTCAATTTTCATACTGTTTAACACTGCTTTTAAATGTGCAGAAGAAGCGCTAGTTATTTTTTATACCAAGACTGCAAAATTTATAAGTTCTCATCGTTGGAGCTTGTATTCCTAAAAAATAAAAGGGGGAACAATGTCTTTACCTCATAATGATTTACTAAGTCAGAACTCATCATTTCAAACTAGTCAAAGCATGCTGATGATCCAATACGGTGACGGCTACGGACAGCGCGCAGAAGATGGGTTAAACAATACGCGCCAAATTGGTTCCCTAGTTTGGATTCCACTATCACTATCCGAGCGAGACGATATTCAAAGCTTTTGGCGAGAAAGCGGCGCAGTTAGAACATGGCTATGGACAGCTCCAAATGATACGGAACGACTTTGGAGGTTTTCTGGCGGTATTTCTGAAAATAACGTTGGCGATAAATACCTGCTAACTGTGGAAGTAACAGAAGAATTTGAGTAGGTGATTTATGAGTGCCAATGATCGTTATGTCGGTCAAATCGTTGCGTTATTTGAGCTGGATTTTCGCCGTATCAATGGGGGAGTTATTTACATTACCAATAACAGCTTTCGTGATAGGGATGTTGTTTGGAATGGCACGTTATACACGCCAAATCCTATCTTACTGGAAGAACTCAGCAATTCGGTTCAAGGAACAAGTCCAACGCCAACATGTAAAATCGGCAACTTGACGGGGATCTTAAATGAGCAAATACGACTAACGAGGGATCTTGTCGGCGGTAAAATAACGAGAACTTTGATTTATTCCGAAAACCTAGATGATGGGGACAACCCTAGCTCGACTCCTTTCCAACCTCCCGAAGTGTTCTACATCAACAATAGCTTGAGAGATAAAACAGAACTTTCATTTAGGACTAGCACTCAGCTTGGCGCCTACCATACGCAGATACCCGCTATGAGAGCCACGGTTGATAAGTACCCGGGTCTTAAAAGGGTTTATTAATGTTTGAAGTTCACGCCCTCCGAGAGCACCCCTGCGAATCCTGCGCAATCATATACAACAATAAACTACACATCGTTAAGAATGCCGCCACTGATAAAAGGGCGGCATTTTTGATCCCACGCCGCGAGCTGTTGGAAGCATATAAAAGCTCAACGGGATTACAGCGAATTGTTCACTCACACACAATGACTAACGAAAAGCCTAGTGCACAAGATCTAAAAGGCATGGCAGCAACGAACTGTCCTTGGTCCATTTACTCCACGGTTACCAAATCTTGGTATCACTCAGATGAGGAAGAAACATGAAAGTCTATTTTCACGGAAAATTTGAAGAGTTGTTTGAGGATACCGAACTTTTCGTAACTCACCCGCAAGTTATTTTCTCAGGACTTCAAAGCCGATACCCGCAATTCAATCGAATGATGAAAGCTCACAACGGCCAGTATTCTATCGAAGAATCGGGAGTGCATATCTTCCCAGAGGGCGAGGGCGCTCAATGGTTAATAGCTGCTATGCAGATACTTAGTGCGGTTTCTGCAGTAGTCGGTGTCGCTGTAGCCATTAATCAAAAAATGATTGAAAAGAGCAATAAGAAAAAATTAGGCCGAGAATCTGAATCCTACATGTTTGACGGGATCATTAATACGGACACACAAGGCGGTGCGGTGCCTTTAGCGTTTGGTCACGCTTATGTTGGCTCAACGGTAATTAACAATGAATTGGATGCTTACTAATGGCTACTTTCAATCGAAATCTATACCGCATTCAAGAGTTAGTTAGTGCGGGGGAAATTGGCGGATTACTAACGACATTGAGGCCACTGCATTCCGTTACTTTTGATGGGACTCCGGTAGCAAAGCAAGATGGCCAGTTAAACTTCAAAGGTGCAACTATCACTGAAAGAACCGGCACCGAAGACCAAACGCCAGTTTCCGGATTTGAAAGCATATCTATAACAGAGTCAGTTAGTGTTGAATTAGAAGATACTCAAGAGTGGGTAGTTCGACAGGTATCTAGCGGATTTTCGCGTGTTCGCGTATTTCTTCGTTATCCAAATGGCTTGTTTAGGTTCAGTTCAAAGGGCAAGTATCAGTCGTGGGACATGCAATATGATATTGAGGTGAGTACCGATAATAGCGCATGGACTCCAGTTGTAGAGGTTCGCAGCAGCCATCGTACTCAACAGTCATTTGATCGAGTACATGTTGTTAGTAACCCTACTCCCGATGGTGAATCTGAATTTTATATTCGATGCCGCAGAGCTCGGGGGCCTGGTAACGAAAGAGAAACAGGCACTTTGTTTTGGCACGCAAATGCTCAACTAGAAAGCAGCAGTCAAAGTTACCCTGATACGGCTTATTACTCTATCGAATTTGACGCTCAACAACTGGGGAATATTCTTCCTGCGCGTGGATACCATATCCGTGGCATTCGCTGCTTAGTTCCAACGACATATGAGCCGACTTTGTATGATCCTTTGACCGGAGAGATAACCCAGCACGCTTCATATTCTAGTACTGTTTGGGATGGCTCATTTAAATTGGAGCATTGCACAGACGCTGCTTGGATTGGCTATAACATGCTAGTAAATGAGAAGTGGGGGGCTGGGAAAAGCATCGACGCCAACCTTATTGATGTTTTTTCGTTTTGGGAGGCATCAAAATATAATGTTGAGTTGATCGATAACGGCATCGATGATCCACATCCGCGCTTTGTATTTAATGGTCGAATTGCTGACATTAAAGATATGAGAGCTCATTGTGATGAAGTCCTAGCTACTTGTCAGGCATCGACCTATGAAGAAGATGGCCTAATTAGGTGCTACCAAGATCACCCTACAGTGCCAAGTAAGATTTTTGTTCCTGCAAACGTTGTGGGTGGCATGGTTGAGCGTCAATCCAACTCATTAGAGGGGCGATTAACAGTATGTGAGGTTACGTTTAATGACCGAACGGATAGGTTCGAGCCAACTACCGAGGTAGTGGAAGTTGATGAGTCGTTAATTGACGCTTACGGGTACCGAATAGCTAACATTGCTCAGAATGGCGTAACAGAAAGGCCTCAAGCAATTCGTGCTGCAAGATGGCAAATTGAAAATAGTCATATTGAGGGAAGTTCAGCAACGCTCTCTGTCGGTTGGGAAAACTGGGATACCCGCATTGGTGACGTAGTTTATATCTTAGATGATGTTTTAAACCCTGATGCGGTATCGGGTCGGATTCTCGCTGTAGATGGTTTTAGCATCACGCTAGATAGAGTTGTTGGCCGTAATATTACGAATGAAAGAATGATCGTTCAGACTTCTGCAGGTCTTGTTGAAGTCGTGGCAAATGCAGCCCAAGGTAGCCAAGTTGTAACTGTGAGCGTTGAGATTGACGCTAACCGCCTTGATGCGTTCGTTATATCGGATGATATAAATCAGTATCGCATTGTTGGTTACAGTGTCGCACAGGGCGAAAAGACGCTTGTTTGTGGCTTTCATGACCCAACAAAATATGCACGAATTGAAGTAGGAGAAGATTACACGCCGGAATACCCACCTTTGGATCCGGAGGATATTTTACCACCGACTCAATTAACGGCTTTCGGAAACATATCTGATGGCATCCCTGCAGTTTATATTGATTGGGCGGCTCCTGTTAACCCAGACGATCCAACGTTGCCGGACACGAGAGTTGCAAATTACGTCCTTGAGTGGGATGGTCCAGTTGGTCGCAATGAAGTGTCTGTGCACGATTCTAGCTATCAAATAGATCCCGCTGATTTGGGGAATTATGAATTTACGGTAACGGCCTACACAACAGGAGGGACGCCAAGCCCCTCTGTTAGTTACAGCTTATCGTTTGCTCCTGATGGTAGTTCAGAGTTATTACCTCCAACTGCCATTAGTGGAACGTTTGATGGTAAGGATGTGTATTTAACTTGGATTGAAAATCCGGCAAACGGCAACAATTCCAGATACGTTACTGATGCATACGTTCTAAGAGTAGGCGATGACGTCTCGTACACCTCAAGAACGGTTGAGATACCTTTTGTAGTAGATCAAACGTCATATAAGTTTCAGTACAACTTTGATGACAACGTAGAAGATCATGGAGAACCTGTTCGTGAGGTTTTCTTTAGCCTTAGCGTTCGCGACAACCTTGAGCTTGAGTCTACGAATGTAGCTAACTCTTTTGAGAATACAGCGCCAGAGATGTTGGTCCAACTTGTCACACCTGGTTTCTCTACAATCATGGTTGAACTAAGGCCGCAAGCGGGTAATGTTTTAGAAACCGATGTTGCTGGGTTTATCGTTGAAATCAATGGAGAAGAGCGAGACTTGGGAATGAGCGCCACTACTACATTTCCTGCCAATACGGGAGAAACGTATCAGGTGCGTTCTGCCGCTTATGATGTATTTGGCAAGGTTGATTTAAACTGGTCTCCAATGGTTGAAGTGACACCAATTGAAATCGACATGCCGGATATGCCAACAATTCCTGACTTTAGCCGTGTGGAGTATCGTTTTAGCGGCCTAGTGTGGACGCTAGAACCTGACTCCGGCGAAATGAGTTGGAATGATCACTCTGTTCAGCAGCTCACTTGGAATGACGAAGATGAGGTTTATGAATCAGAAGATATAGCTATCGAGGCGGGAACGTTAGCTTTTGATGGTGATAGCCCCTATGTAGTGTTGGATTGGGATAACTCCACCTATATACACTCCAACTTTGATGGTTGGTTCAATGATGGTGTGTATTTGATGGGTCAAGTGGTAGGTCAAGAAGCGCCGTTTGAATGGGCTGATGAGGGTGTAGATAAACTGGCTGTGAATGCTATATCGACTCGTCACTTACAAGCTGATGCTGTTCGAGCAAATAATATCAAAGCTGATGAGAAAATCGTCATTGGTAATGATAGTAATGATGGCCAACTTATTATTTTGGATGGTACCGCCGAAGAATCCGATGATCCTATGCTTTGGATGGGAGGGGTGACAGATGATGGCTCTGATGCCGTTGTTGTCATCTTAAAAAATGGCAACATTGTTTCTGTTGGTAATATTCAATCGGATGGAAGTTTGATCGTCCGAGGCACTTCAACTATCGGAGGCTCTACGGTTTTAGAAGCTGATACCATTGTTGGTGCAGGGGCTGAAAATTTCTTGCAGTCAGGAACGTACACGCAAGGTTCAGCGGGTTGGAAGCTTTTTGGTAACGGTAATTTCGAAGCTAATAACGGCACATTTCGGGGCACTCTGGATGGCGTGGATGGTAACTTTGTTGGGACGGTTTATGCGGAAAATATTTCGGGTGATGTCGTTCACATGCAATCGTTCAACGTTAGCTCAGGCATTCTTAGTCAATCGTACTCAAGCATTGGTACAGCAAACTTCACAGCACAACCGTATGCTCGAATTGCCCAGATCTCAGGCGTGGTTTTTGTTGCATTTGCAGCGGCAAGCGCAGGGACTCAAAGGCAATGTCGAGTCTCGGCAGTTGCGGGAGCAGGTACGCCTGGTGCAAACGATCCATACGGTACATGTAACGCACCACAGTGGGGTGATGCAAACAGCCGAACGGCAGTAGGGGCGAGTACGTTTTCTATCCCAGTACCTGCGGGGGTTAGTTCAATCACGTTATTTGCACGAACTGTGTACGCGGCGACAACCGCAAGCGTCCAGAACTCACAACTTGGCAATGGGGGCGCAAACGTAATTATTGGCCGAGTATAAACAAACAATTGAATGTCGAGCTAAGGTGGAGCAATGAGTGGGATTTTAGATGCACTTGAGCTGAGCAATATTGCTGAACTCATGAGGGAACTTAGAGCTGAACAATTAGAGTTTAAAGGCGTGTCTAATGTCGGGATTAGGCAAGCCATAAACGAGGGGGTTAAAAGTGGAAGAATTAGCACTGGAAGCCTGATCACCATTGCTGATGCATTGGATGGCATTGATGATCTTTACTCAAGTTCAGAAGTGACCAATCTAAACGTCCGTAAAGGCTTGAGAACTTGGACAGATGCGTTTGGGAATGTTCAGTATGACCAGAATGGCTTTAATGCTGCCCCTGATGCTAGTCGATATGAACAGCCTCAGTTTAATGATGTGACTTTAGCCAAGCGCCGCCTAGTTGAACAGGGCGGCGTTTTAACTGACGCTCAAGGAAACGCAAAGGTTGATATACAAATCTTTGATGAGCTACGACAGATGGACGCTGAGAGGATATCTGAAACAGAGGCTTTGTTTGATGAGTTAGAGCCAACGGATAAGGCTCAAATTGAAAGTGGTTTGATTGCCGTTGATAGTGAGTGGATTAATACCATTGAGCGAAACGGGGACGGTACAACTTCAGTTCAAACGTACAGCCAGAATGGGGTAAGGACTTATACTTACCCTGATGCTTCTAGCAATATCTTTGATTCAATGAATAGAGCTCATCGCTCAGGAACTTCGGTGGGTAAGGCTTGGCATGATGAGGTTAAAGGGTCTGGATTGGATGAGCTTTTTACCACTGATTAGATCCAAAGAAAACAGAGCGTTGCATTTCGACAAGGAGTTGTTTTTGTTTATTGAGAGCTTCTTGTTGGGCTTTTATGTACTTCTCGACTGACGCGAGTTGTAGCAGGTGCTTTTCTGCAATGCCTTGGCTTTTCTCCACCACGTTGCGCACGTCAGAAATTCTAATGCTTGGTTGGCAAATGCCGTAGGCGTAATAATTAAATGCGCCAGATTCATAGGCGGCTTTGACTTTCTGAAAGTCTGACTCAGGATTATCGCTGATAACCATGAAAGAGTTGTTAGCGGTGTAAGGCACCCACATTGGCTTTCCAACCAAGCCAATACGGGCGATATAGAAACTAGCTTTGACAGATTTATTAAATGTTTTGATGATCACGTGGCCTCTCTTGGTGGATTAACAGCAATCCACTTCCGTTGCTACGTGCCTCGACTATATAACATGGGCTAAACCCGTCAATTGAGTTGTTTTCTTAACTTTATTTTTCTACAGTAATATTTTTGAACCCTTCACTAATATTGTCAGTGGCTCTAATCTGAGCGTCAATTTTGTCATTAGTCCTGCCTGAATGTGTTTCTTGTTGCGACGTCTCAGCTTCAATTCTTCGTTGGGTCTGACTCCATAGGTAGCCTTCTCGTTCTTTTCTTTCGGCCTCTGCAGCAATTAACTCTTTCTGCTTGGCTTCTTTTTTCTCTTTGTCGCCATCAAATGTAGTTTCATTTGCGCGAGTGTAAGTTTGACCTTGTGTCACATCGAGGCGAACAAAGCTTTGTCCGTTGTCATACCGTCTAACTAATACAGGAGTATTGGGTGCAAAAATTTGCTCATCTTCTGATGCTTGTATTATTTCGTCTAAACTTCCGCTATTGAGCTCAATTGTGTATCGAACTGCTGGGTATAGTTTATTAGCCTCTGCGTTCGAGGCTATCATAGTTACTAAACCTGCAAGAGCCACGGCACCGCCAACAGCGGCCGTTGTATTGCTACTGTTGTACCCGCCAACCGCTGCCGTCCCTGCACCTGCCAGTATGAGTCCTTTACCTACGTCTTTCCCTTGATTTAGTTCGTTGAGTTTTACTTCAACATTGTCATAAGTTAAAACCACACCACGTTCCATTTTTACTAATTTTCTACTCATGTCGACTTGTTGAGAATCAAGACTAGATCCAGTGGAATGACAGCCTGTTAATGCTATAGAAGAACCAATTGTGATCGCCAATAAAGTCTTTTTTAAGTATTTCATTTCATGTGCCTGTTATTTGTTTTTTAGTTTGCACCCGCACTATTGCTGCTTATCTTTGTAAGCATTTTTAAATTTCAAATTAACGTTTTTTGTAATGTGCTCTGTTAATCATAACAATTTGCGTTGTGGAACCGAGTGGACGCGGCTTCAAAGCTATAATGCTCATCGTTGACTTCAACAGCATAAATGGCGATAGCACTCTTGTTTGTAGTGGTCAGTTCTGCTTTGTTGATTCAATAGGAAGCCACCATACAACCAACACCTCTATTCCCCCTAAAAAAAGTGCCAGATACAACTCTGGCACTTCAAAACTAAAATTTAAACGTTATTTTGATATGCAGGATACGTAGCTCGTGTTGTTGGGCGTGTAGCTCTGGGCGTAACCATCGTAGAGGCGTACGGTGTAATAACGATCACTATTAGGTGTCGTCGTCCAATAACCGTACAAGGTCGGCCAACCGTGCGCGGTAAACATATTGCCAAATGTGTTGAATACGGACTGCATCTCGGCGGCTGTTGCTAAGCGCCAGTTAGTTAGTCCGCCGACACTATGGGTGTTGTAGGTATCACACACTGCATTTGCTTCATCCCAGGTGTATGTGTAAAACTGACCAGTAGGGCCATGAGTATCGTTTTCATTACTAATACCTGATGCAGCACTACCACCAATGCTGTCTAGGAATGCCTTTGATGGTGAGTTGGCATATACTGTGTCGTACCCTGCGTATAAAATGTCAATACATACTCCAGCAAGTGAGCTACACATATTCACATTCACATCCACCGTATTACTGGTAATGCCATCCTTCTTGGCCGTGAGTATCGTGCTGCCCGTGGTAACACCCGACAACAAACCCGTTGGTGTCACAGTAATCGTAGCCGT